CCTTGTGGTCCTATTGATCCAGTATAGCCCTGCGGCCCTTGTGGTCCTATTGATCCAGTATAGCCCTGCGGCCCTTGTGGTCCTATTGATCCAGTGTAACCTTGCGGCCCAATTGAACCAGTAAATCCAATTTGTCCTTGGCTACCAGTGTATCCCACACTGCCGTTATATCCAGCACTGCCAGCGTAGCCTTGTGGCCCTTGTGGACCTGTACTACCAGTATATCCAACACTACCCCAATAACCAGCACTACCAGCGTATCCCTGGCTACCAGTATAACCAACACTGCCCCAGTAGCCCTGCGATCCACTGTATCCTTGGCTACCAGTATAGCCAACTGATCCCCAATATCCTGCCGATCCATTATATCCAGCGCTTCCTGCGTAACCTTGACTACCAGTATAACCAACTGAACCGTTATATCCAGCACTACCTGTGTATCCCACACTGCCGTTATATCCAGCACTACCGGTATATCCTTGACTACCAGTATATCCTTGACTACCAGTATATCCAAAACTACCACTGTAACCGTAACCAACAGTAATACCATTTCTAGTAATAGTACCAAGTACGTTAAGGTTTCCACCAATGCCAACACCGCCAGTCACTGTTAACGCACCAGTTGTAGTTGATGTTGATGTGGCAGTGCCAACTAATATAATGTTACCAGTCTTGAATGTACCATAGGTAGCACTAGTAACATTACCAATTACTTCAATTCCAGTGTTGTACCACTCTAAATATTGACTGGCGTCTGATAGAACCAGTGCTGCATTTGAATCTGTTGACAGCGCACGATTGTAATAATGAACTCGTAATCCAATATCTTTTCCGTCATCTACTGTCCACTGCCCGTTAACGCCAGTTGGCGGAACATGTAATTCTATAATATTATCAGTATAGAATGTGTTGGTAGAAAATATATAAGTGGCAGTGCCATTAAACGTAACTGGTTGGGCAAAAGTAGCAGTACCCCAAACATTTAATGATCCTGCTACGTTTAGGTTTTGTCCAATACCAACTCCACCACTTACAGTTAAAGCACCGTTAGTGGATGTTGAACTACCAGTAGCATTGGTAATGCTGACAGCATTGTTGGTTGTGGCGCCACGACCAGTTACACTTTGAAAAGTACTTGTGTCCCAAATTACAATATTACCAGAGCTTGTGCTAACTGCTGTATCAGTGCCAGCAACTATGCTAATGACATATCCTGTTCCACCACCGCCACCAGATGTTAATACTTGTTGCCCATTACTGTAAATTAAGCCACCGTAAATATTTCCCTGTACCCCCACCCCGCCAGTAACGGTCAATGCGCCTGTTGTAGAACTTACACTTTGTGTGGTGTTTGTAATATTAATTGCGTTAGAAGTTGTTGACCCGCGATTAGTCACACTCTGTAATGTGCTGGTATTGTAAACTGTCACAGTACCAGTACTCGATGTTACCACAGTGTCTGTACCAGCTGTTAGTGTTTGAACACCTAAGTTGGTGATTGTCACACTGCCAGTATTTGAGCTTACCCCAATATATGTACTTGCGATTGTGGCAGTAACACCCAAATTGGTAATGGTAACTGAACCTGTATTTGAGCTTACACTAATTGCTGTTCCTGCTATAGTGGCTGTTACACCTAGGTTAGTTAATGTGATAGAACCAGTGCTGGTTGTTGCGCTTAAATTTAAACTTCCAGAAAGATTCGTTACACCTAAATTGTTAATTGTAAACGATGTTGCTGTGCCAGTAGTTACTATATTTGAAACACCAATATACGTACTGCCAGATGGAGTTACACTTGTAACGACTCTACCATTGGTATCATATAAACCGTTGGCATAGATAGCATTGGTTGTAGAGTTACTTCTGTTGGTTAAACTTTGCAAGGTAGCAGTACTATAAACAACTACATTTCCTGTGCTGGTAGTCACTGCGGTATCTGTGCCCGCGGCCAAACTAGTTACATAAGAAGTGCCAGTTCCGTTACCTGTTAGAACTGCGTTGCCATTGATATAAATGCTTCCACCAACATTTAAATTCTTACCAATGCCAACACCACCATAAACAACAACAGCACCAGAATTTGTTCCTGTACTATCTGTATAGTTGTTGAATATAAAGGTACTTGTAGTGGTCGTAGTTAAACCTTGCGGGCCTTGTGGACCAGTAGCACCAGTAGCACCCCTAGGACCTTGACCACCTTGGATACTCTTTTCTAAGGCAGCATAGTCGATCCATGTTCTATGTGCTGTATTACCGCTTGATACATGATAAACTCGAGTCCAAACTTTACCACTTGAGATATAAGGAGCTGGATTAATAACTGCTAGAATAAACTGGAACCAATTAGTTGAACCAGAATAGGTTGTAAATGTATCCCAGCTCTGAGTAACCCAGTTGTATATGTCAATTTCCTCTGTATGGCCAGAGTTAGCAGTATAGTTAATGTTTAATACAACACGGTTGAAATCAGTTACATTAATAAATCCAATGTAAACAATAAATCCTGGAGCACCAGTAGCATCATTGATACTATAGAATCCTGTGTTTGTGGCAGTATTATAATCATTAAATGTTTGTATATCTGCTAATGTACCAAAGTTATATGTACCGTAGCTAGTAGTGGTATTGGCAACCGTTGTCAACCCTGCAACAGACGTTGGATCGTTTGTAATGTAGGAGGCAAGGTATGTAACTGTTTGTAAATCAATACTGGTAAGAATAGTTCCCGTACCAATGTAACTGGTGTTGGCAATATAGACAGCACCGCCGACCCCTACTCCGCCAATTATTTGAAGAGCACCTGAATTAGTAGATGTTGCGCTTGTAGAATTTGTAATTGTTATTGCGTTATTGGTAGTTGCTCCCCTACCAGTTACTAATTGTAAGGTATCAGTGTTACTAATTGATACAGAACCGGTGCTTGTACTAATACTGATACCAGTACTACCAGTAGTTAAAGCTGTTACACCTAAGTTATTAATTGTAAATGTTGTTGCTGTACCAGTAGATGTTACATTTGTGATACTAATTGCCGTGCCATTTACAGGCAGTACATTGGTAACTACTCTATTGTTGCCATCATATAATTGTCCAGCGTAGATAGGAAATGTTGTAGTGTTGCTTCTACCTGTAATACTTTGTAACGTAGCAGTGCTATATATAACCACAGCACCAGTACTGGTTGTGACTGCTGTGTCTGTTCCAGCAGTGACACTACTTACATAACCAGACCCTGCGCCGCCGCTGGTAAGCACCTGATTGCCATTACTATACATTGTACCAGCATAAACGGTGCCACCAATTCCAACCCCGCCTGTGATAATTAATGCTCCAGATTGGGTACTAAAACTTGCTGAAGTGTTTAGAATTTTAACGACGTTGGTTGTACTATTTCCTCGACCAGTAACACTCTGTAATGTGCTAGTATCACTAACAGTTACCACTCCAGTGGTTGTGTTAACTGAAATATCTGTGCCACCCAGCACAGCACTCACATAAGCAGTATTTGTACCAGTACTGCTTAGAACAGCACTACCGTTACTATATATTGCGCCGGCATATATTGCGCCTGTGACCCCAACGCCGCCAGTAACTTGCAAAGCACCAGTTACTTGACTGGTGGCGGAAGAACCGCTTTGAACAGCAACGTTTTGTGTTACCAGCAATGATGCTGTACTACCAGGATATGAATATCTAAAATATACATCATCATAGGCAGTTTGTCCAGATGCCAGCTGAAATGGAATGGCACCAGGGCCGCCGCCACTAAAGTTAGTGGCTGTGCTAACAGTAACACCTGTCAAAGATGCCCAATATAATGTGCCAGTACCGGCTGCTAAAACTTGCCCTTCTATACCAATTGGCAACATGGCAGTTTGGTTAATGTTGCTTTGGTAAGGTAAACTAGCAACAGCACCACCTAATAAATTACCCGCGTAGGTTGCAGTTGTGGCAGTGGTAATAGACCCTTGAATTTGACCTGTGCTGGCGTTCCATGTGGCTGTTGTTGTACGCAATGTGCCGCTGGCATCAACAAACATTATACCGTTTGTTGTGGTGGTTAGCCCTTTAACAATTACAGTTTGAACATATAAGCTGGACCAGGCATTAGAATTTGAACCTAATCCGTAAAAATTATTTGCACTAGGGTAAATGCCACCTCTGGATGCCCAATTTGAGGATCCATCAAAAGTAAAACTTATCCAAGTTAGCGTGTTTGTAGTATTATTTGGGTCAGTGCCAACTACTATTCCTGAGCCATTTGCTTGTAGTGCCGATACAGTGGATAATGTGCTTAGATATACTACGTTTGTACCAATATCAACACTGGTACTATCAATAGAAGTCACAGTACCGTTGACTTGTACTGATCCTTGAACAACTAAATTTCCGCCTATACTAGCGCCGCCCAAGACTGTTAAAGCATTGGCAGCAGTGCTTAAAATTGACGCAGTATTACTGACTATAAGGCCATTTTTGACCTTAAAATTATTTTCTATGGTTGCCATTAGTTTCCCTTTCCACGTAACGGCTGGTTACGCTATATTTAGTGTTAAAAGGAAAATGTGGTTAAGCTGTTATTCCAAATCTGACAACTTTGATAGTCATTGAAGTAGCACCTACTGGTGTAAAAGTTAATACTACTTGTCCGCTGGTTAAACTGGCACCAAATCCGCCCAGTTCTCCGTTGTTTGTGCTTGTGCCGTACTCGTTTATATAAACATTTGCCCCATCGTGAAACACCGTCATTTCTGTGATATGGCAACTGGTAGTGGCCACATTGACTTGATCAACAACTTGTACTGTATACCTAGCAGTTCTATATGTGGTAGCGTTGTAGCTGTCAAGATTTACAGAACCTGTACCACTTATTGTATTGCTGGTATAGCTGGATACTAGAGTATTGTTGCTGTATAAAGCAGGAACTACATTTCCAGGAGAAGATAGAGTGGCGCCAACTGTAATTGGACCACCAGCATATATGCCTTTAGCACTGGCTATTCCGCCAGAACTAACGATACTGGCTGTGGTAGTGGATATGGCATCTTGTGTACTGGTACTAATTATGTTACCCAATGTTGCCGTATTTGTTACAGACAACGTGTTACTGGACTGTAACACAGTGCCAACTATGCTGTTGCCTATTAGACTATTGGTAGTGACTGTGTTGGTCACTGTTAGATTAGCAATGGTCACCGTTCCAGTGAAAATACCGTTCAATGATGTTACTAGATTTCCAACAGTTAACACATTGGTCACAGTCAAATTATTGGCAGTAGCATTAGTAAATCCAATAGATCCGATTGTGGACAGCCCAGTTACTGTAAGATTGGTAACTGTGACATTGGTGGCAGTGGTATTTCCCAGTGTGGTCAATCCGCTGACTTCTAATTTAGAGGTCTGTACATCATTTGATGTCAGCGTGTTCTGTACTGACAAATTGGTAAATGTGCCTGCTACGGCAAATACATTGGTAGCGGTGATATTGTTGGCATAAATTGAACCAGTAGAAACCACATCTCTGAACGAACCTGTAGTACTGGTAATTGTATCAACCCCGACACCTTGAATGTAAATTGTGCCATCAACATACAAATCACCGTTTATAGTAGCAGATGATGCTACATTTAGATTTGGTGTGAACAATGTGCTTGATGTATAATACAAATTGCCCAAATCAAATGTGGTAGCAGACGATGTACTTTGGAATGGTATGGTTCCTGTTGCCCCGCCATTCAAATTATTAGACTGTGTGATTGTTCCAACAATTATGTTGGTAGCAGTGTTGTAATATGGTTGAGCATTTTGTAAAAATCCTGTAGCATCAGAATAAATTAGATTGTTTCCGCCTAAGTTTCTATTCTGTATGTTATTTGCAGATACAGTACCGCCAGAATAGACATCTTGGCGTACATAGATGCCACCATTGGACAATACCAACGTACCCAATCCTGTGCTTACCCCGTTGATTGATCCTGTTAAGGTAACAGTGCCTCCAAAACTTGAAGCTCCAGCTACTGTTAATCCCCCGGTGCCAGTTCCGCCAATATATACCTGTTGACCAAAATATGCGCCGCCGACCACTGACAATGCGCCAGTACCATTGAATGTACCTATTGATGATCCAGATATAGCTAAATTTTCTAAATTCAGTGTTGCAGTATTGGTTCCGCTATTGGTATAGAAGAATCTAGCGCCATCAAATGCTGTTACGCCAGGCGCGGCTTGGAATGGAACAGCCCCAGTTGTTCCTGATAATAAATTGGTAGATGTTAACGCAAACCCAACAGTGGATCCGCTGGCGCTGGCCCATGTTAAGGAATTTGCAGCTACAGTCAATAAGGTGCCGTTAGATCCAATTGGCAAAAATACAGTTGTACCTGTAGCACTTTGATATGGCAAACTGCCGGGAGCACCGCCTGCTAAATTTACAGCAGTAGTTGCGGTAGTGGCAAATGTGGCAGTGGTGACTGTACCAAATATAGTTCCGTTAACTGTTAGACTGCCAGTGACAGTTGCGGAATTATTGACCGTGAGAGGACCAGAAATAGTAGCAGTTGAGCCAACTGTTATATCTCGCCATATGCCAACCCCACCGACAACAGTCAAATCACCAGTATTAGTACTCCCTAAACTGGCAGTTCCAGATACCAATTTAACAGCACCTGTCTTAAAAGTACCGTAGGTGGCGCTGGTAAAGTTGCTAAGAGTGCTTTCAGCTCCTGTGCTGAACCACTCTAAATATTTTGAGCTATCAGATAATACTAGAGCGGCATTGGTATCTGTACCGTTAAAATAATGGAACCTAAAACCAATGTCTTTCCCGTCATCAAACAGCCAAGGAGTATAAACGCCTGCGCTTGGAACATGTAGTTCTATAAGGTTATCAGTATAATAGGTATTTGATGATAATACATTGGTAGCAGTGCCGTTAAATGTTACTACATCCTTGAATAGGACTGGACCACCAACCACTAAATTTTTGTCAATACCAACACCACCACGAATGTAGATTGCGTTACTTGATATGGTCGCAAGACTAGACAGGGTGCTGTTAACAATGATATTTTGGGAGAATGTACTGGTTCCACTAAAACTCAAGTTACCAGTTAGTGTAATGCCGCCGGCCACATTCAGTGCGCCCTGTACAGTCAAATCCTGTAGTGTTGCTGTGTTGGCTACATTGATAGTCTTGTTAAATGTAGCAGGCCCACCCACTGTTAATCCCTGAGCTATAGTGGCGCTTGACCCCACACTCAAATCTTGTCCAATTGTAGCAGTAGTGGTTACAAATAGCGCATCACCAAATGTTCCAGTGGTGCCTACTATCAAATTTTGGGCAATGGCCGCACCGCCATAGACCTGCAGTGCTCCATTTTGATCAACTGAATCTGTTACAGGGTTTTGTCCTAGGACAATTACCCCATTCTTGATAATGAAGTCTTGAGTTGCGTTTGTTAAAGCCACAATTTTTTCCGTTAAGGTGTCATCGCAGTTCTAAGAACTTTGACAGTTTTCTGTGAAGTCGCGTACATGGTCACATATAGCTCTGCTGTGGGCGGATTTGTGGTTGTGTTGACTTGGCTGCTAAATGCGCCCAACTCGCCCCCGTTGGTTGTAATGCCGTACTCGCTGACATACGTTCCGTACCATCCTGTGGCAGTATTTGCTACCAACATCAACAATTCTGATACTTGATAGTTGTTGTTGTTTGGATCATCAATCTGCACTAGATACTTGGAACTTCTGAACTGTGTTACAGGATAAAAGTCAATCATTGTTGGGAGCGCAGTAGTAACCAATGTAGATGTGGTGTCAAATACCGCATCAGCAATTTGTACGTGCTCAGAATAAAGAGTTCCGCCAACATAGACATCTTTTGAAATACCAACTCCGCCTGCTACCACTACAGCCCCAGATATTGTGCTTAGGGAATTGGTTGTATTGGCAAACGTTATAATATTTGTAGTAGTGGCGCCACGATTGGAAACTGTTTGAAAAGTGGATGTGTCACTTATAACTATTTGCTGAGTAGCCGTACTGTAGACAATTGATATATCTGTGCCTGATTTAAATGTCTGTAGCAATGTAGCCGTGGTCAATACACTGTTACCATTAATTGTGATAGTTCCATTGTTGATGATCACAGTTTGTGTGCCTGTGCCAATAATTATGGTTCCGCCTGTTACAGTAGTGGCATTGATTGGGCCTTGATTAGTTTTATACCATGCATAACCGTTCCATGTATAGGTAACGCCATTTAGGGTGTAGGTAGCACCCACATTTGTACCGGAAGCATAAATTGGAAAACCTAATGTTGTCATGTCTTTGCCTTTAAATTGTTGTTATCTGGATCCAAAATGTACTTGTTCCATCTTGAATAAATTGTAGTTGTCCACCGGCCACTGTATCAATCCAAAAATCACCTATGTTTGGATTATCTGGAGGTATACCTGTCCCAGTTACTGTGACTTTTGGTGTGTATAACAAGTAATTTTGTAGAGGATTTCCATCAGCACTATAAATGTTTCCTTGTACGCCCACACCACCCGCCACAGTGACTGCGCCAGTGGTAGTGCTGGTCGATGTGGCAGTTCCAATGACATTAAGTGTGGTTATTGTTAGCGTATTTGACCATTGAGGGTTAGATCCATTTGATACCAATACAGAATTATTAGGTCCAATGGATATGAAAGAGGTTGAGCTAGATGCCACTTGATACACCAAGGCTCCTGCGCTACCACCAGCAATGTTGGATGCTTGACCTGCTCCTCCGCTAATACTAGCATGTAGTATTCCGCCTACCCATAAATCTCCATTGACACTGGCACCGCCCGTAACCACCAATGCTCCAGATCCCAAAGTGGTAGCAGAAGTATTTGCAGTTATGCGCACATTGGTAAATGTTCCCCATGCAGCAACGGCATTACCAATATTCATATTGTTGATATTGCCAGTGGTCACCGTTGGATATAGTTGTACACTGCCGCCCACAGTGGGCTGAATATATACGGTTGCCCCTTCTGGTGATATATTAACATCAGTTGGGCCATTGACTGTTAGTCCACGACCAATATTTACGTTTCCAGCAATACCAACACCGCCATTGACTGTCAACGATCCCGTGTTAATTGAACTAGATTCTATGTAATTCAATATGTTAACTGGTCCACCTATGATAGCATTTTCTGTCACAGCTAATCCGCCTAACACTGATAACGCACCTATAGGATTGTTTACAGTTACAGTACCTCCGTTGATATACGACGAGTATCCAGCATGTGAATCTAAAGGTACTAGCAAATCTATATCAGTATATAGTAATAATGTATTTGTAGAAGTCACACGAACATAGAATGATTGATTGTTTAGTTGTGTGGTTCCCAATATTCCTGTAATAGAAACAACCTGATCTGTAACGATTCCGTGTGGTTGAGCAGTTGTGATTGTAGTCTGCGTGCCTGTGGAAATTGCGCTAATTGTAGCAGTTATTTTTATATTTGTTGCGTCTTCTCCTAGACCTACGCCAGTATCCGCGTTAAGCTGCAAGTACCCAGCACCGTTATAGTAAAATACTGATCCAATGTTGACTTGGTTGTCTACTCCATCAACCATGTTGTCACCGCCAATAGAAATATTACTATTTCCACTCTTCATGTTTTGAGCAATATCGTGGCCTAAGAAGAAATTGTAGCTGCCTGTAGTAAATTGATTGGCAACTTTGTAGCCTACAAAGAAGTTTTCTGTGCCGTTAACGAGATTTACACCAGCATCTGTACCAATAGCAAAGTTATTGTTCCATAATACATCAATGGACACAGTTCCGCCGCTGGTGTATGTGCTAAAACCCCTACCATCAAGTGGGGTTCCTAGAATATTATCAGTGTACAGGGCCACAGTGGAAGATGATAACACTTTGGCATAGTAACTGTCACCATTGACTTCTGTCATACCCAGCACATGATCAACATTGATTGCCATACCAGATGTCAATGTGTGATCAACCACAGTCAATACCACAGGAACAGCTTGTGTAGCAGATGAAATGAATCCAGCAAACTCTGTTTGTGTGGTACCAATATTCATTAAAGCACGGTCGCCAATTGCTATGGTATTTTGTAGTTGAGTGCCTAAACTGGCCGCATGATTGCCTATAGCAATATTTTTGTATGCTGAATCAATTCCTTGAAGGCTGTTATATCCAATACTAATATTATCTTGACCGTTAGGAAAATTATTAGATGAAGATGTGGCTACACCAGTTATTGTAATGTTATTAATACCGCCGCCACTCTGCGTATTGTAGTAACCTTGCCCAACTGTTAAACCGTGTATGTTAACATCGGCTCCTGTATAAAAACCATCCCAAATACCTAAACCACCTTGTACAACTAGTACACCGCTATTTGTACCAGTATTGGCCACAGTGCCTGAAACAACCACAGTGGAAGTGCCTGTACCAATCAACTGTAAATTGGTATTAGGTACGTTGACATACATGGTACCGCTGGACATTTCAATATTGCCCAAACTACTAGCATAGGTTGTGACCAATTCTGATGGTGGTCGAACACTGGTAACAATGGTATAGCCAGTACTGGTAGTGGGGGTGGCAGGCAATTGAGGCTGTGCGCCTTTAAGGGTAATAAATGTATTTGTACTACCCGATCTTAGTGTTCCACCGCTTAATAATGCTGCCATGATGTTATTCCTATATTAACCGTTAGAACTTTCTAAAATACTCATTACCAGTTGAGCAGAATTTGGAGTTGAACTGAATGCTTTTACACTGTCCAGTGCTTCAATAACCAGTTTGCCGCTTAATATGTTTGCGGCATCATTAGCCGGCAACCCAAATTGATCAATTAGATAGCTGTCAACGTTGCCAGGTTGGGCGTTATTTCCCTGGGCATTTTGTTGGACAGGAATGTTCCTATGATGTATGAGACTAATTCCAGCAGTTTGCGTGGTTAAATTTGATACTTGCGCCATCAAAACAATACTAGTTACACCAACAGGGGCAACATAAACTGTGCTGGTGGTAGTAGTTAAGACTCTTGTCATTGTTCTGAACGTATTTAATGGTAACTGTGCCATGATTTATCCTTTTATTAGAATGTTCCGCCGCCTTCAATTGCTAAGATGAACGGAGTCAAATTAGCGAACAGCGACTTAGTAAATGTTCTACCGCTTAGAACACCCGTTGCTTGACTGATAACTAACCCTGGGCCAATACGGAAGTCACCGTTTTGGTCAGTTGAAGTAAAGAATACTTTACCTGTGTCTAATTGTACAGTTTCTTTGCTTTGTACTGGATCCGCAATACCAAACTGTGGTAATGCGCCATAATTGGTACCAGCACCTACATATTCAAACACGTATCCAGACGCACTAATATAACTGCGTTGATAGAAGTTCACCGTTGCTCCATCTGGGAACAGTGTAGCATCTGTAACGTTTTCGCCTAAACTCACAATATGGTGTGTGCCATCACGACTCCAATAGCTGAGACCAACTTGGACACTGTTGTAATTGCCGCCTGTTTCTAGGTCATAAATTAGTCTTTGGAGCGTAATTCCAATATCTCTCTTGCACTTGAGCGCCTGCGAAGGTGTCAGTTTAATTTGATTACTGCCAGGACCAGTATTGAACGAAGTATTAATATAAGAAATAGTGTCGTCTATAATGGTTGTTTTTTGGCCTGCCATATAGTTAGCGGCAGCCAATATACCAGAATCTACCCATGATAGATTAGGATGAACTACCGTAGCAGTTGGTGGAGTGGCATTTTGTATAGCACCATAGATTATCGCAAAATTACTAGATATTTGACCTGTTTGTGTATTTGATCCGTAATTGCCATTTTGACTCTGCGTTTGAGTATTTCCTGCGGTAGGCGTTACAGTTTGTCCTAATACAACATTTTGAGCAATTTGCGACAGATAATAGTAAGCTGCACTAGTAGCCGCCGTCTCATTACCTGAAATTACAAGCTGTCCAGCAGGATCAAAGTATGCGTTGGCACAGATTAAAGTAGCACTATTTCCACCATACATGACATCATAGCACATGGCATCGATTAAGAATCCAACATCTCGATAACATGCCGCACTATTATATGTTAGGTATGAATAGTTTGCTGAAATCCAAGCAATTATTTCAGATTGTAAGAACGATTTGTTAGAGGTTAATTGGCTAACAGCATTGATAGTAGCAGTAGTAGCATTAGTTGGAGCAGGGAATGTAACAACATTGGCCACTGTCGCACCGTTGGCTAAAATATTTTTAATTTCATTAAATTCAGCAGTACTTCTAGCAACCGCAGTAGCATTACTAGCTAGTGCTTGCGCCGCTTGTTGTTGAGCAAAATCATAGGCATTAATTGTGGCCACTAGTTCTGTTGAGGTAACTGCAGCTGCAGTACCACGAGCATAAGCAAGTCCAGACGTTACAGCATTATAGTTTGTTCCAAGAGCAACATCATAATATGTACCATCTAACACATATCCTAAATCACGAGCACATGTTGTTTGGTTATAGACAAATGTGCTGGTATTTGTCAATTGAGAAACAAATGCTGATATTTCGTCTTCCATGAATGCTATATTAGCTTCTATTAGAGATATAGCACTGCCCGCACCTTGTGGGATTGTTCCAGATTTTTTAACTAAGTTGGGAGGGACTACACTATTGTAGGTACTAGTTGTAGCACCAAGTATAGTCACCATTTCGTTGAATCTTAAATCAATAAATGTGTTGGCGTCTGCGCCGCCTGTAACTGTCAAGAGGAAAGTCTGTGTAGAAGTTTGTGTGCCTGTTTGTAAAGTACGAACAGGAATATTACCAACAACATTGTCCACTAACTCATTTAAGAAAAGTAAAGAATTAATGTGAGCCTCAGTTTGGTCTACAGTAATATTTCTATTAGATGTAGAAAGAATATTTGTACCAGTTACACGTGGATTATCAGCAATGGTGCTACTTAACACGGTGTAGTATGCTTTACCACAGAAATAGAATGTAAAATAATTAGGATTATCAGCAAATCCGCCGCCAGTTGGTAGAGCATAATTGAATGTCACGCTTTGATAATTCACATCGGTTACATAGGTGCCAGTGGTAAAATACTGTATTCCGTAATTGTCATTTGGAATATAGTTAGTTACTGTGGTAGTTATCTTACCGTTGCTGTCTAAATAACGACCAAACTCATCATGTACATAAGGGAAACTATCATATGTATAACCAAATTGGTCAGTGATATAAACAAAGTTGCCCACAGCAATTCCAGTTACATCAATATTATTAATGGTAATACTACCAGTAGTTATTGTGCTAGTACTAGGTTGGGCGTTTAAGAATCCTGGGAAACCTTGACTATTTGTATAAGGAACAACTTCACCAGCATAGTTAATGTAAGTTGTTGGCGGAACCACTTCCATAACCAATGATATATGCGGACGATCGTTTGTATCAGGAAGGAATATCTCAACATTGCCGTTTTTTGGCCAATAACCTTGTGGGTAGTACTGATTCAGTCCATCAGGTCCTGGACTGTAAGGATAGGCAATGTACGCAGGGTTATAAATTGTGCCGCTGAATTTACGTAGGCCGTACCCTTTAGCAACCAAACATTGGTCGCCAAAGTTGGCGTTGCTGTTAACAATAGATGCAATACCGCCATTATCAACCTGCACCCCCACACTTGAGAAAATTGTAAACACAGAAACTAGCTGTGCGTAACCGTCGTTTGTAATGTGAACTCCTCGACCGCCTTGTGTCAATTGAGTAAACGCATCATAAACAAACGATTGAATTGGGCTTCGATCACTAATAACCGCACCATCAACAAGTGATCCGCCCATACCGCCAATTGGATCAAATTTACGCATATCCCATGTGCCGGTGTTACCTGTGTATTGAAGAGCTAGTTCTTCAACTTGGGGATCTTGTAATGGCCATATGTAGGTATCACCAAAATACAATGTAGCATAATCACCAAAACCTACAGTTGCAGTACTCATGCCTACTAGATAGGTATTTGAGGTTAATTGTTGAAGACTAGTTACCTTAGGCGCAATTTGTACGTCTAACGCATTTAACCCAGTTGAATTAACCAAGCCGCTTCCTGGATATTCTATAGGAGCATATATTGGACCTCGGTTAATAATATCTGTTATTATGTTAAAGTTTCTAGCCACAGCCTGACTAGGCATATATGCGCCGCCATAACTATAGAAGGTATTAATTATTTGTTTAGTTTCAGTCTGTGGCTGAGGGAACACTGGTTCGTTAGCAATAATTTTCAATGCTAAATCTCTAGCATGACTAATTGCTAAAGTAGTTGTAGTTTCCTGCCCAGTTACATAATTGTATCCCTGATTCCAATAAGCCAAACCAGCTTCAATAGATTTAGCATTTCCGCCTAATAATATATCTTGCGAAACAGCGTCAACAATTAATCCAGTATCTCTATAGCAAAGAGTTTCATTATAACTAAATGACGGTCCAGGTCTCACAAATGTACCGTTAATAAACGCTATAGTCTCATCTTGAATAAATTGTCTGTTAGCTATCAACAGATTATATGCGTTCAATACATTTGGATTTGAATCCATTTGTTGACCAATTGGTATTTTTGGTCCTGCTGCCGCCGGCCCGTTACTGATAATGTTTGTAATTACAGTTAAATTGCCTTGAAGAGAACCAACTTCGTTACTAGTGGCTGCCGGTAATGTAGTCACTTGAATAGTACTAGTTTGGAATACTCTCGGTGCTGGCTCAGCTAGTACAACATAGCGCACTAGATCAGAGACAAAATCATAAGCCGCAGTGACTTCAGGTATTTCTGTAGATACTTGACTGCTGGTGGAAATATAAGAATAATAATAAACCCCAGATTTAACACTTTGTTTGTTGCCACCATGTAACAAGTCAAAGCTAACACTGTTTAAAATGTATCCAAGATCTCTATAACAAGTTGATGTGCTGTAAACAAATGATGGATATGTATAATTAATCCAATTGATTGTTTGCTGTTGTATTGATGAAATGTTGTTCTGTATAGTATTGTATGCAGTAACAATAGTACTAGTTGTACTTGGTAAACCGTTACTTTGGATTATATCAGTAACACCAGCTGTTCCATTATTAAGGATGGTTGTAATTTCATTAAACAACCCACTAACAGTGGTTTTAATTCCTGAGTCTGATATCAACGCTACAGTCAATGAACTGGCAAAATTAATGGCAGCAGTAGTTGTAGTTAATTCAACTCCAATTAGGCCAGTCAACCCGCCTTGATTCCAGTACTGTAATCCCGCAAATGTACTTTCACTTAGACTATCGTATAATAAGTCTGTAGCAATGCTGTCAATAATCAAACCAGTATCTCTATAGCAGGTAGATGTGTTATAGGTATAGCTTATAGATTGATATGTGTTGTCAATATATTGTAAAACTTCAGCTTGTATGAAACTTAGATTAGACTGTAAAATCGTCAAAGCATTTAGCGCATCAGTCGATGTTGTTCCAATTAAACTAATAGGACTCACATCTGCTGCAACACTCGGACCGTTGGCAATAATGTTTGTTATAGTACTGAATGCTTGAGCAAACAAATCAATCGTTGCTGTTGTAGTAACTGCTGGAGCTGATACCAAGTTTTGTGTAGCAGTTGATAGTGCTATAACAGGAATATTTTGTATAACTTCACCAACTAGGTTTGACATGAATGCGAATGCCGCTACCGTTTGCGTAGTTTCATTCACAATATTGGATACTGTGCTTATGAATCCGTAATAGCATAATCCTGCTTGAATGCTCTGCTTGTTACCGCCATGTAATAAATCAAAAGATACACAATCAGTCATGTAACCAATATCTCGTTTACAAGTTTCTTGATTATATGTTGTGCTAAATCCTGGATTTGTTGCGTTAATGTAAGCAACAACTTCTGCCTCTAAATAAGCCTTATTGGCTTGTAATAAGGCGTAAGCATTTTTAATACTTAAGAATCTACTTGCTGTGAACCCAAATTCTAATTGGTCAGTCCATCCAGTTGTTTTTCCACCTAATATGGATAAAATATTACTGTAGTTTGCTTGTATAATGGCTGCTTCGTCAGCATTTGCTGGTGTTAAATTAGTTACCTGAGGTACTGCTGTTTGATAACGTGCCACCAAATCATCTGCTGGTGTGATATTTTGAACAATCTTAGCACTTAACTCGCTCAGGTATTTGACAGCTGATACTGTTTGATTGATCTCGTCAGGAATAATTGCCTGTGTGCTGGTGCTTTGGCTGTAATATTGAAGTCCGGCAAATGTACTTTGACTAAACGACGATGTTGGGAATAATACATCTTCTATTACAGAGTTTAAAATAACACCAATATCTCTTTCACATTTTACTTTATTGTACGGGAAAGCCTGGAATGTATTATTGATCCAGTTGATTGTGTCTTCTTGAATGAATTTTCTATTCAACTGCATTAGTACTTCAGCGCTGAGGTAAGCGGCATCAGCGGCAGAACTACTGAATGATTCAGGAGCTGCACTTGGACCATTTTGTATAATATCAGTTATGATACCAAAACATGAAGCTATGCTAGAACTAGCCACAGATCCTTGATTCAACACAGTGTTAATAACCTGAGTTCCAGATGAAATTCCGTAGACTGGGGCAAGTAATGTACATGTGGTATTGGTAATAACTTGCTGGCATAGCGAATTTAAATAATTAATAGCTGCCGCAGTTTGTGGCTGTTGACCAGCAATTATACTGACCGCACCATTCCAGTATGCCAATCCAGATTCGATAGATTTAGCATTACCACCAAAAGTAGCATCATAGGCCACGTTCTCAATTAAAATTCCAGTGTCTCTATAGCATAGTTCTCGATTGTATGAGAATGTGTTAAATTGGCTGTCAACGTAAGCAACTACTTCTGCTTGAATAAAACTTCTGTTTGCTTCCAGTAATTGCCAAGCATTTAGTACTTCGATATTTCCAGATTCGTTGTAAGCTATAGGAGCTTGTTCTCCAGCTACTGATGGACCATTAACGATGATATTTTTAATAGCATCAATGTTGTTCTGTAATGTTTTGGCTTCGTATGAAGTTGCTGGAAGATATCCATTAATGATCTGGGTAGAAGTACTGAATTGTGTGCTTAATTTTTGACCAGTAACAATATTAGGTATAATGGCTTTGATGTAGTCATAAGCCACTGCTGTTTGTGGTACTTCATTTGGAATCGCAGTGCTGTTAGCATCATACCCCCAATAGTAAACACCTGACTTAATACTCTGCCAGTTGCTGTTGGTTAGTAAGTCAAATGCCACGCTTTGAATTATGTAACCAATATCTCTAGCACATGTACTGGTATTAAAATTATTGGCACTGTAATTTAGTCCACCACTTGATGTAATATAATCAATTGTTTGTGCTTGAATTGACGGAATAGCGGCAATTATGGCATTATATACATTGACTGTGGCTGTGGTGGTTGATGGCAGACTAGGAGTAATCAGTGCGCTAGATACACCTGTTCCAAAAGCATCAGCAGGTCCAACACTCAATACTTCCAACAAGTTATTAAACAAATTACTGATATAATTTGTGGAATTTTCAGTAGGATCAATAGTGGTAGCAGTATTTTGTACTAGTGTTTGAACATAAACTATAGCATTGGTTGTGGTTGTGATTTCTTCGGCAATTAACCCAGTGTATCCAACATCTTGGTTCCAATATTGTAGACCCGCAAATGTACTTTCTGTTGTACCCTGATACAACATATCAAGTCCAATAGAATCAAGAATTAAACCAACATCCCTATAGCACTTGGCTTGATCATATGTAAAACTGCCGCTATTGAACGTTTGATCAACAAAGCTCACAACCTGAGACTGCATAAATGGTCGGTTGGCCAACAATAAGGTTCTAGCATCAAAAAATCCTTTGTGCTGTGGACCTTGATTTAAGTACATGCCTTGGACTATAGTTCCTGTAGATATTGAATGATCTAATGTAACTACTATACTAGTTGTATTTGCTACCCATGTAGCGGTACCTATAGCGATAGGAACTTGAACAGTGCCATCAGGTTGGAATAGACTAGCGTCTCGTAACCATGGACCGGAAAGGTTTGTACAGTTTTGAATGTATGGTGAGTGGAATAAGTCAATTCTGTTAGCACCTGTTTGTGGAGGGAAGGCAGTAGCATAAGCGCCTCGATTGTAACCATTGGCATAGTAATTTCCAGGCAGCAATCCGCTACGTCCTTGACAGAACTGCATGAACGCCAAATAGCAACCAGAATTAACGTGGAACAAGTCTTGTGTCTTATTAATTGGCTCAATTTCTGTTGTACGAATGTCACTACCCATAACGCTGGTGTATGGCTTCATTGGCAGTGGGTTATTTTCAAAATAGTGTCCGGCGCTAACACGGATCTGCGTACCTGGTTGATAATAAGGACTCTTCATGGCGCCGCCAATAGTACGGCAAGCGCGACTAGCATCCATAGCACGACCATCATTAGTGTCGTCACCATCCATAGTTACATACAATGTGTTAGTAACAACAGGTCCAGTACCTAGTGGATTGACCCCGCGAACACGGATATCACCAAAAATATCAGTTAGCTGGCCTGCTGGTTTAACTGCTATATCACCCTGTGTGCTGGCCAACAAGTTGGTATAAATTGCCTCAGCATAGGCCTTGCCACCAATATGTACATCCTTAGCAATACCAGCGCCACCAGCAACCAGTAAAGCACCTGTGGTTGTAGTTGTTGAGTTATAATCGGCAGCTACCTTTACTTGATCTGATGTCAGCTGACCCAAGAATGGATTATAAGTCAACCCACCTGTGCTAGTGCTTGTGCCGGTTGACACATTATCAATAAAGTTTGGGCTATAAACTGAGCTTGTGCCAGAAGCAGTAAATTGCGCAAATGTTGGATAAAACACTTGATTCACATTGGTCGCAGTGACTTGGAAACTTTGTGAGGTAGTGGCCTGTTGAATACGACCGTAAATAAATCCGCCAACGTTCAAGTCTTTTTCAATACCAACACCGCCATTAACATATACAGCACCGAGCTGTCTATGAGCTGCAGTATCGTATATGTTGGTATTGGTGTAGAGAAGATTTATTGGATTGCCAACGTTATCTGAATTGGGTTTGATAACAATACCAGTTGTGGCAGTTGTGGCTGTGTTTAACAATCCCATGACTTCCAAAGTCCCAGTAATGGTAGTGGCACTCTTTACATTTAAGTTAGCTCCAATATTGGTGGTGCTACCAATAAACACAACACCACCGATACCAACCCCGCCCACCACTGTAAGTCCGCCAGACTGTGTGCCTGTAGAAGCTAGAGGAGAAAGAATACTGACCTGCCCAGTGAGAGTACTCTTCAGTGCCACAGTCAGTGTGTTGGAAATGAATGTATTCCCGCCTATATTGGTATTGCCAGTAATGTTCGTACTAGTGGAACTAATGGTGACTTCACCATTAGGCGCGGATAAATTTGTTACCCCTTGTGGGGTTTGTACTCGAGTTCCGGATACTGTTACAGTGGCCATTTCTTATTCCTTTAGAGTATTTATTGTTTTAGAATATCTGTAATTCAACATGGTTGATATAGGCGCCGTCTCGGTGCGGATATCTTGGGTGTGCTTGGAATCTTAAAATCACCCCAAACGTTGGATCTATTATATCCTGTATACTCAATTCTGTTTTCCATAAATCTGTAGGACCTCCATAATATTTTATAGGGTCTAGGTTAAGTGTGCCATAATTGCTGCCTATTTCAACATTGTTTAAACAAAGCTGAACTGTGTCATCTGTTACCCGGCCTCGTCTGTTGGTTGTCAACTTTAGTTGTATTCCAGAAAGCACCGCGGGCACATTGACAAAATTAAATCCACAAAGTTTTAGATAAAAAGTCTTTGTTGTCAAATCAGCTTTAGGCTGACGAGCAATATGTTGTAATTGTCCTTTAGTTGATATTGATCCAGAATTAGCGATCAACTGACTAAAGTTTTGTGAATCATCCCACGGCACATTTGATAATTCTAAACCTTGTTCAGCGCCAGGTTCATCATATTGCGTAATAATTGTTGGCGATGTCCAAAGTGTACTCATACCAATATTTACCTAATCTGTTTGTGTGCGTACAGAATAAAAAAGGCTCCGAAGAGCCTTTTTGTGTTGTTAAAAACTATTAGGCGTTTTCTATTTGTACAGATTTATTCAATACCGCTGCGCCAAAAGTCCATCTAACAATTTGTCCGTTGGGATAAGTTGTTGGATTGGCAAACTCATAGTTTGAGCCGCCAGCCTTGCGTATCACAACAGCATTGCGTGAAGATAACTTCATGACAAAGTAATTGTTACCAGTACTGTCAGTTGCTTGAATATATGCTTGATTAACTAATGGAGTCGCCGTAGCTACCAGTTTGCATACTGCTGTACCGTTGGCAGTTCTAATTCTATAACGGTGTGAACCCTTTTGAGCTTGAATGTCACCAATTAGTACAGATCCGCCACCAGTTGTTTTGGCACGTACAATGATAGCATTTTCTTGATTAGTTGGAGAACTAACTGCGCCAGTATCAGTTGTTAGTGTTACAACGTTTAATGATGGAGCTGTTTGACCAGTGAATGTATGGCCACCCCATGTCAATGCAGGAACTGTAACGTAACCAGAACCTTGTTCAGTAACTTCAATACGTTTGACACGGAATGTTACGTTAATTTGTAAGTCTGTACCAGCATTAGGTGCTTGTAGCACTTGGAATGTTGTAATACCAGCGCCAGTAATATCACCACGACGGAATTCACCACGGTTAGTTCCAGCAGTAGTTACATCAACTGCTGTAACTTTGCTAGCAACTTCAGTAATATTAACAATAGCACCGCCACCTAGACCAACAATACTGGTTGATAAACCTGGTAAGTAGTCAGCATTTGTTTGACCACCACTTGAGAATGTAACTGTGGCAACTTCAAAAACTGGACTTAGTAATGCTGTAACACCGCCTGGAATTGTTGGTGCGGCTGCTGTTAGTGTTGGAAAATTTTGATATGTGTTACTGATAACAATGCTACCAACTCCACCACCTGGTTGACTAACACTTGCTACACCTTCACCACCAATACCATTATCAGCTGTTGTGCTTGAGGAACCTACGTTGCGGTTACCGAAAAATCTTTTTGCTAAAGGACGTCCCATTTTATTTCTCCTTATTAGAATAATGACATTCTATGTCATACGCGGTTGGATTTCCGCATAAAATTTACCCTATGTAAATCATACCATGTATTTATTGACAGTCAACAAAAAGCCCACCTAAGTGGGCTCTTGTTTGTTTAACACCAGTAAATGGATTACTGGAAGGAAACGTTTGCGCTAGTGATAGCAACTTTACCTAAGTAGTCAGCGGCATTGCCTAGAGAAGAAGCAGTGTTGCTCAACTCAACATAACCGTAACGTGTTAGGAAGCCAACTACTGGCTCAAATGTTGCTGGATCTAGAACAACACCAGAGCTCATTAGAGGAATATATGGGCAATAGAACGCTGCAGCATCTGCTTCGCTAGAACCTTTGTATCCAATTAGCACTTGGTTGTTATCGTTACCTGTATCTGTCATGTATGCGTCAACATAAACACGCATAGCACCATTCAATGTACCAACAAACTTAGTGTTTGTAGGTGCTTCGAATGTACCTTCTGTTGTACGAGCAAAAGCGCTGGTAGTAGCAGATTGTAGAATTGTCAATGCTTGGTTAGAAACAACAGCCCAGTTACCAGCACCACGACGTGTACGCTGAGCAATTAAGTTAGCAACACGGTTGATTTGGATAGCTAGAGCGGCGTGCTCGTCACCAACGAATGTAGCTGTACCGCTAACTAAACTTTGATCATATGTTTGTTCAACACTGGCCAAGCTACGTAGGGAAGCTAGGATTTCTTGATCAATTTCAGTTGTGATTTCTTGTGCTAGAGCAGCCATGATTTCTGCTTCGATGTCAATGCCTTGTTGGCTTTGTGCGTCTTGTGCAGCTTCAAAAGTCCAGCGAGCGCTTAGTTTACGAGACTTAGCTTCAACTGGGCTCTTCAAGATTTGAATGCTCATACGCTTGCCTGGTTGACCTTCAAGTAAACTTGTAGATGCGGCACCTGGTGTAGCGTCAGTGTTGTTACCACTGTAAGCACTGGCGATCTTGAATGGGCTTAATGCCTCTTCACCTGCTTGAACGTTGTCGCCAGAATCAGCGTAACGTACACGCAATGTGTGAATTTGACCAACTGGACCAGTCATTGGCTGAACGCCGATGATTTCGTTGGCAATAACTGTTGGCATAACACGACGAATAACTGGAAGAATAACACGGTTAAGTGTTGCTACGTTACCAGCGCTTGTCGCGCCTGCTGTTGCGCTTTCAGCCAAATACTTACGTGTGTTTTCTAAGCAAACTTGCATAGAAGCACGGCGTGTACCAGATAGGCCTTCAAGCAGAGCTTCTTTGGTCTCTGACCATCTTTCATTTAATAGTTGTGACATTTTGTGTCTCCTTGAATTATATTTTTGCTAATCCCGCTAACTTGCGGATATCAACAATATTGTCTAAGCCTACCTCGGCTTTCATTTCACGATTTCCAGTTACTTCAGAACCTTCACTTAGGATAGCTTTCTTAGGAGCTGTCTTACGTGATTGTCCTTCCATCACTGCTGGTAGGTATTTGTCGAAAGACTCATTCAGTTTCTTTGTAGGAACAGATTCCAACAATTCTTTCATGATCTCTTTCTTATCAGCACCCAATGGTGCCAACAACTCACCCATAACAGCTTTACGTTCCATTAGATCTTTAGTAACACGAAGATCGCGTTGTGTAGATTCTACTAGTTGTGTTTTTTCTGCTACGGCTTGTTTGGCTTCAGCAATTTGTTGTTCTTTCTTTTCAATGATCTTTAACAATTTACTTGTTTCAGATTTTTCATTTAAGTAGGAACCAGCAAACTCCTGAGCAAATGCTTCATAGATCTTACGACCAAAGTCATTGTTACGAGCACTGTCAATGTCTTCTTTCAATTGCTTGATTTCAGATGTCAACTTGGTTGTAACTGTACCTTCAACGACTCGGGAAGCACGTTGAATGAAGTTTTGCTTGATTTCAGCAAATTTGTTTTTAGCTTCACGAACTAACTTGACTTTTGTCTCAGCTAGATCCTTTTTGTCTGCAGCAAATTCACTAATTTCTTTTGCTAGAGCATGTACTACAAAACTCTCTAGCTTGGAAAAATTCTCAGCAACTTTTTGACGGTCACCTTGGAATTCAACCAATTCTTTTCCTAATTGTGTGATTACAAATCCCTCTAGCTTTTTGGCATCTTCAGCAATCTTGGTACGATATGCTGTCTTTGCTTCATCTAGAGCTTTTTTGTCTTCATGCAATTCACTCATTTCTGCGAGCAATCTCTCGCTTAACATCTTGTCGACTGCTTCAACAATAGCACCTTTATCTTGGTTATATTTTTGAGCAAACTCTTCACGAAGTTCTGCGGTTACTTGTTCGCGATTCTCTTTAATTTTTTCAGCAAAGGCAGACTCGATGACAGTGCGTGTATCCTCTGTCATTACTCCTGACTCTACTAATTGTTTGAATGCGTCCAACATTATTTTTTTCTCCTCGGGCTTATTTTAGACCTTTAATAATTTGAAGGAGTGATTCCTTCAAATATTTCTGGGCCTTTGGATCTTCTTTTACTTCTTGTGCTACCTTAAACGCTCTGTTCCCACCACGAGCATTCATCAAATGCTCGTAAACAGGTGTAGGATACGCTCCAGGCGCACTTGGCTGAGCAACTACGTCTACTGTAATAATTTCGAAATCAGATACATGGCCGTTCATGTCGTTAACATTGCCGCTACCACGAGAACTAACACCAAGTTTTACTCCACTCTCAAGCATAGTACGAACTAAGTTACCCATTGGCGTAGGAAGGATTTTCATCTTTCCATAACCGTTTGGACCCTCCATCCACATTTGAGTTATCATATGGGACACACGGTCTAAATTTACTTTTAAATCATCAGGATGATCAACTTCACCCAGTACACTATAACCATTTTTAATCTGATCCATAAGAGTACTAACCGCACGATCAATTTCGTCTACGGGGTAGACACGTTGGTTTGCGTTGCGAATGCCACCTTGGATGGCAATACCTTTTAAGTAAAGGCTTTTACCGTCCTTGTCATCAGATTCAAGCATAACTTGAGCCTGATCAAAACTTAGGTGTTCGCGTAGATATGAATATTGCATCCTGTTTTCTCTAATTAACCAATCTTGCGATCAACAACGGATCTAGTGTTTCTTTCGCCTTGGTTTTCATTGTCACCTGTACGGGCTCCAACATTTAAACCTTTAGGAGAAGTTTGTTCACCTTTGCTGTAGTCGCCAACTTTCTTCAAGTTCTTGACACCCATTTTGCCACCTGGAACATTACCAGCTTCTTTAGCAAACTTGTCGCCGCTTTCTGGCTGAATGCCACGGTTTACTTTGCCTGGGCTTGTACCTGTGTTGCTTTGACCTTCGTCGCCGCCTTGACCAATGTTTTTAGCAGTAGCACCAGTTGTTGGCTTACCCTTACCAGAACTTACTACGCTCTTGGGATTAGTTTCACCATCACGGCTAAAGTCACCAGAACCAGCACCTACTGGCTCACCTTTAGGGCCTTTTTGTGCATTCTTGTCCCAGTCATGGCCAACTTTTTCAACGTATTCACGAGTCATACGACGATTTTCCATCATACCCATCATGTCTTCGTCGGCATCTTCTCCATCGTCCATGTCCATTTCGTCATCGCTGTCCATGTCCATTTCATCTTCTTCTTTACCTTGAGCTTGCTCAAGTTCGGCAAAAGCGGCTTCTAGTTCAGCAATCGCGTTCTTGATGTCCATGATCGCGCTGTCTTCTTGATCTTCATGATTGTGTTCGTCATCCTTTGGAGCGTCAAAGTTGTCGCCATCAGCAGAAATATCACCACCAAAGTCATCAGTTTCGTCGCCAGTTTCATCGCTATCCATCATGTATGAATCTTCGGACTCGTCCATGTCTGCGTCAAAGGCTTCTTCCATATCTTCGTCGGCTGCCTCTTCCATATCTTCGTCGGCTGCCTCTTCCATATCTTCGTCACGGGCTTCTTCCATATCCTGATCTTCTTCAGCGATAAGGTTTTCATAAATTTCACGACTCTTCTCTACAACGATTTCATGGAAAAGCTCGTTAGCCTTTTCGTGATCCTCGTTTACAAGATAGTCTAATAGTTGTTCAAATTTTGTAGACATAATTTTAATTCTCCTGTTAGGTTAGCGGCATTGCTATAGCTTTATTTACAGGGAGATTAAAATAGATGTGTGAAATAGGCCTAAAATCAGTCGTTTTGGCCTTTTAGTGACAGAGTTAGCTCTGTTTTTGATATCTTTTCGTCAAAAATATTTAGTTTCTGACAGGAAAAGTTATAGTATACTTTATCCAGCGGCAGCTTCTGGCGGAGGAGCCGCGTACATTTTTCTAGTCAACCCCAATTCCTGTTTCTTTTCTTTCTCACGAGCATCGCCTGCTTTGCGCAGATCATTAAGCATGCCTAGCGTTAATCTAGTCTTTCTTAATTCTTTATCTTTCAAAACACTGGTGTCGTTTTGGCTTAGATAGCGATCGTCCTCCTGAGGAGCCTCGTGTTCTTTGTCAAAATACATGAATTCTCTAAGTATCATAGTCAAGTATTTATCAATTATTGGGGAGGAGCTTCACCAGTGTCACCACCAGGAGCGGGACTCATTGATCCATCGGTGGGAGCATTTTCATCTCCCATTTCAGGCGGAGCAGTGTTGTCGCCCAATCCGCTGATATCGCCAGCCATGCCATTGGCAGTAATACCAGCTGTGCGCAATTCTGCGCTGGCACTTAATTGCGTATCATCGTCGATATTTTCTTCTTTCCACAATGTTTCATTTTCTGTAACTTCCTCAGCAGTCAATCCCAAGAATCTTTTTAGAGCAAATCTCTTGGATATCATGGGAATGGCCACCATGGTGTTGAATGTGTTCACACGAGCAGTATCCATTTCAGCTTGACGGTAACTGGCAAAATTTTGTGGTGGATTAAATTTTAAGTCAAAAATATTGCTGTCTATGTTGATGCCCTTGTTATGTAGGTATAACTTGAACTCAAGATCAAACGGCTCATTCATTAATGATTGTAGTCGCTCGCAATATTTGTTGAATCGTAACTCTTGTATATAGGCTGTCCCGACTCGTCCGTCATTGAAGTTGCTTCCTCCGTCATCACTACCAGTTGGTAGGTAGCTACTTGGAATACGAAGAGCACGAAATAGCTTATTAGTAAAGTACTTAAGATCATCAATTTCCCCTAAATTAGTCCCACCTGGAAGAATTTCAACTTTACTGCCACGGCCTTCTGCTGTGGTAGGGAAGAAATAGTCTTCGTTGACGCTGAGTGGATTATAACTAGCATCAATAACACTGGCGCCCCCACCAGTATTACTGGGAATTCTGCGTTGATTCACTTCGTTTTTTACACGTTCTACAAAGCTCATAGCCAAGTGACTAGGCATGTTGCCTACATCAATATAAAACACACGACGCTCTGGAGCACGTTGTATACGATAGATTAAAATCGCATCTTCCAATAACTCTTTTTGTTTGAATACTTTGAAGATACTTTCCATCAAACTATTGCCAAATGGGAAATTGCTGTCCAAACCTTCGCTCATAGATATGTGTATCACATGGCGAGCATCTATAGCATACTGGTTTTGATTTTGACTAAATCGACTGCTATTTGCGGTGGTTGGATAGGAACCAACCATACCTCTACTACCCCCGGCACCGCCCTGTCCAGAGCCATAAGAACCGCCAAATTGACTGCCACCGCCATTAACATTGCTGGGCTGTATCGCTGTAGTAGCCAATGTTTCAAAGTTAGGATTAAAGTCACGAATATGATATTGCTCAGGCTTCTTACCTTCGCTTTCATTTACAATAATTTTATCTACTTTGGCTGGATCCACATACATCCATGTCTGTGTTTCAGGATCACGCACAAAAAAGCTGTCACCATACTTGAACGCATTACGCACAATTTTGAATATGCGAACGGGAAATTTGTTCAGTTTACACCACTGCTGTAGATACTTTTTGATGATCTTAATTTCAGTATTAGTAGCTTGTTCTTTAAAATATATTTGAAAAGGTGTGCCGTTTTCTTCGTTGGTCTGACTACAAAACTCTGCTAAAATATCAAAGGCAGCATTGACTTCACTGTCGCTGTCCATGGTATCATATTGGCCGTAACGCTCTAAACGATTGGGATGGCCAGCATATACATCAGGCAAGTAACTGGAATAGTTGGTGCGGCTGGGGTTACTGCTACCCGCTGTACTCATGCTACCACTTACGGGACTGAGTTTGCCTGAAAGGTTAACAGGGGTAAAGTACTTTTTCCAGCTCATAGTTTATGTTCTCTTAATGATTTAGGTAGTTGGGATTCAATGCTTTGACCGCACTCACAGTTTTACTGGTATTATCTGATGTTGCGGCCATGTATCGAGTCAATGCTGCCATGTTAGTATTTAACTGACTTATCACTTGCGCTAGGGCTTTCTGATCTGTGCTGGACGCTCCAGCAGAAGTATTCCCCAAAGATTCTCTGGCCAATCTGCTGACTTCTGCCGATACCTGTGGTTTTTTCATTAAATCAGTTACTCTCTCTGCTTTGGCCACATCAATCAAAGTAATGGCCGCGCCAAATGCCATATAACCTTGTCCAAATGCCTGTAGTGCTGGACCAAGAACAGTTAGATCTGCTATACTGCCTTTTAATCTAGACACACTGCTGTTAATGACATCAATGGTATCCTTGGCTCCAAAGAATTTTGAAAAACTGCCCATTATGTTACTGAACACAGTGCCTGCGGCAGCCAAGGGACTACCTACGCCAAACGCAGCCAATGCCAAGCCCAATGCGCCAATACCTTTGCCAGTTTCTACCAATGCTTTGCCATTAATGTAAGTAAATGACATAAATCCTTCGGCCAAAGTTGGCAATGTTTTGCCCAATAGCCAAGTTGCGCCAGCAATGGCCGCACCTACTTGAATAATAACTGCAGCAATAGCTGTTCCGCCTAACCCTACCCATAATCCCATTCTTCCAACAGCTGCAAGTGCTGTGCCAACAGATTGAATTGAAGCACCTAAACCAACGCCACCGGCACCACTTGCTGCCGTTCCTGCTACAGTAGTTGCTACTGATCCAGCAATACCAGTACCACCCCTAATGATGTTCATGGCCTGTTTGGCAAATAGATAGCCTTCTAAAAGTTTGAACGCACCCCACAACGCAATAGCACCTATGGCCACTTTTTCAAATGTTTTGGCATTGTCTTTTACATAGGTAGCTAGATTCCCCAAACTTATTATAAATTCTTGAATCTTGGGCATATAATCTTTTCGAAATTGGTTTAAGGCAGTTATTATTTCCTCTCTAGCTTGACGCATGGCTTTTTGATTAGCAACTTCTGCGGCCGCCTGTGATTTTGCCATTTTGTCTTTATCTTCAGATTCGGCCATTGCCGCTAGAATTTCTTTATCTGTCATTGTGGCTGCTTGATTGGCGCTGATACCCAATGCGTTTAGCGCATCACCCACTGCGCCGCCTTGTCTTGATATGGCAAACGATGTACTGTTGCCATATTTGGCTATGTCTGCTTGTGCCGCACGTATGCCTTTCACCATCAAGACTTTTTGATCGTCTACTGTTTTGGATTTGTCCATTACTGTATTGGCTATTTGATCAACTACCTTTGCCTGTTTGCCAGCCACTGCTATGTACATAGCGCCCGCCTTGTCAGGAGCAACACCCATAATTTTAGATTGGAAAGCATCTACTGCGCCTTTGCCACCCAGTGCCAAAGCTCTTGCCATACCCTCAGTGGCCTTCTTTTGTGCCTCCGGTCCTAATGTGGCCAATTTAGCCTGGAAAGCGGCATTTTTGCTGGCTTGATCTAATTCAGCTTGCTGTTGCTCTCTGGTCTTACCACTAATTCTAGCCAGCCCATCTAGAGTTTCAAGATAAGAGGTGGTTGATGCAATTAAGGCATCAGTGTTCTCCATTTCTTTTGATGTCCTACCGCCAGTCATCCGTATATAACTGACCATGCCTTGATTGAGCTGTTCAGTAGTATACCCCAGGGCCTGTAAATGAGTACCTGCTTCACTGTTGACAAACTGATTGGAAGCATTGGCAAAAGCCTTAAAGGCCTTGTCTGAGCCGCCACCCATCATGGCAAATGCGTCACTGTTTTTAACTACCAGTCCCGACAATTGATCAAATGTCAACCCCATGTTGGATGCCGCAATGCGCAGATCATTTATTGCGCCACCAAAATTAACTCCTGATTCTGTTAATTTTTGATAGGAAGCAAAATTTTCTTCTTGCATTTTTTGTAGAAAAGCTAGACCGTTAGCAACCATGCCCAAGGGTCCAGGCAGTCCACCAAATGCCGACAACACATCGCTCATGTTGTTACTGCCCGAAGCAATGGCCTTCATGGATTGGATTACGCCATCAATGGCAGGCCGAAAGAAGCTGAACGCACTTGAGACTAGGCTTACCATTGCATTGAACTTTTCTAGCCGCGTGTAGCTGTCCACAAACGCATGGTTGACATTTTCAATCCCGTGTGCGTCAATGCCTGCCTTGGTGGCAAGGTCCATTATCTCCTGCATTTTTTTCACCGAGCCTGTGGTGGCCAGTAATAATGCTTTCAGCGTGGCTTCTGTGGCCGCATTGTTTAATTGAACTTCTTCGCCACCTATGTGACCATGTACGTCTGCCATTGTTTATCCAGGGTTTTCTGCGTATATAAATACTAAAAAGAAGATAACCTTTTATCTTAAACTTATTTATTCGGAGAAAGAACCATGGAAAATACTGTAGCCCAACCCATTAATCCATTAGCCATGTACATGCGACAGCCTAAGATTTATATTAGATTGCCCAGCAATGGTGAATATTGGGCGCCGGGCAGTTTGGATATAACAGAGAATGGTCAATATCCTGTTTATTCCATGACTGCCAAAGATGAGCTATTGATCAAAGTTCCAGATGCGCTAATGAGCGGTCAAGCAATAGTTGATGTTATACAAAATTGTATGCCCAACATTAAAAATGCTTGGTGTGTGCCCAATTTGGATTTAGACATTATTTTAATTGCCATTAGATTGGCTACCTATGGTGAATACATGGAGACTCCAATCAAATTTGGCGAATTGGAATTACAATATTCTGTGGATTTGCGAATAGTCATGGACAATCTCATGAAATCAATCACATGGGATCCTGTGGTTGCCATCAGCGATGACATGACTGTGTTTGTGAAACCAGTGACCTATAAAGAAATTACCAAAGTTTCAACTCAGTCATTTGAAACTCAAAGGATCCTGCAGGTTGTGGGCAATGAAACATTATCAGATGAAGAAAAATTAAGAATGTTTCAAGAAAGTTTTAAAAAATTAACTGAAAGCACCATGGACATTGTAAGCGACAGTATCAGTAGCATACAAACTACCAATGGTAGTACATCTGATGCCAACTTTATAAAAGACTTTTTGGCCAACTCTGACAAGAGCATATTCAACAAGATTCAAAATCATCTAGAAAAAATGCGTGAGACTAATACTGTAAAACCACTCAACATTCAAGTAACTGATGAAATGCGGGAAGCAGGGGTTGAAGGCGAGTCTATTGAAGTTCCATTAACATTTGACGCATCAACTTTTTTCGTGTAAGGCTTTTGTCACTGGACATGCCTGGCATTGAAGAATTCATTAAAGAATATGATGCCAGTACAAAAGCCTTAAAAGAAGAATTAATTAGAATTTGTTGGTTTATGAGGGGCGGGATCAGCTACAATGAAAGTCATTGCCTTACCTATGACGAACGTTTATTGGTATCCAAATTGATTGAAGACAATCTAAAAGTTACCAAAGACACGCAACTGCCGTTCTTTTAAAGACTCATTCCCAAAAATCTACTGTAGCCCACTTGCTCATTTACAGGATCCACTGATTGGGTTTGTTGTGTTTTGGCCAATTCAGCATCTGCTTGATCCAATTGAGTACGCAGTGCTTTACGGCCATTCTGATCCAATTTCTTATAGTAGGCAACTACTGCCGCAGTGTTAATTGCGGGCGCTTGCTGTCCGTTGCTGGATCTATTAACACTGCCACCGCCTGTGCCGCCACTAGTTGCTGTCCTGGCAGTAGGTGTACCTGCGGCAGTTGATTGATTACCAGTTCCGCTGGCTTGGCGCACAGTGTTTGATGTTTTGCTATTTTTTTCAGCTACGGCTGCGGAAATAATTTGACTCACCATCTTGTTGTCCAAGGGCAGGTCATTGCCAGCATCTTCTCTAACTTTAGTAAATTTTGGAGATCCATCTGGATTTGCTCCCGTCAACTTTGTGCCACCAGCCTTGACAAAATCGCTGAATCCACTACCGGTTTGACTTGCTGTTGTTTGACCGGCTGCTCTCTTACCTTGGATCTCTGCTTTCTTAGCGGCAATCTGTTGAGGTGTTAGCTTACCGCCAGTTGGTGGAGGTGTAGCGGCACCAGGTTGTTGTGCTACTTGATTGTCTGCGCCTTGTGTTGCAGCAGGAGCGGCAGTTGGTTGTGGAGTTGCTGCAGGATCCGTAGTTGGTGTGGGGCTAGCGCTGGATTGAACCTGTTTGATCAGCGCATCCACGCGGCCAGTTAACGGCAACCCCTGCTGTTGCATCCACCCAGTCAAATGACCCAGTGTGGGTGTTGACATGCCAGAAGTACCTAGGAAGGTTTGATACTGCTTCATAACTTCATTAGCACTCTTGCCCAATTGCTTGATACCTTTAGCCCTAGCACGAGTGTTTGAATTAAATGGGTGTACCTGCTGTAAATTTGTTTTTAATCGAGATAAGAAATTTTGAGGTTTATCGTTAGAATTACCTGCGCTTGTCGCATTGATGTTTAATTCACTAACTTCTTCAGTTTCTATAATAATATCTGACAAACGCATTTGAGTTTCCTTTGGGGTTATGATTTATTTATATACGGAATTGAGCTAAAGCTCAATTGCTTCTACGCTTCGCTTGAAGCACATTTTACTTCGTAGAAGTTAAGTATTATCTAGATCGTTCAGTCACACTTTGCCCTGGCGGGCAAAGTGAAATAACATTATCTGAGTCGAACATGTATCACCTAGCGTTACAACATTACAGAGGCGGTTGGCCTGTACCTCGAGTTGCGTCTTTATCCAGCGGCGGCTTATGTATATACGCTAACATATACATAAACGTAGGGCATACTATCCCTTCATTTTGCTTATTCTTTATTTTCAAACATCTAAACCGCAAGCAGTTATGCGATCTTCATCCTTTCGGGTAGTAGATGAGTGCTTGCTTCAGCGGCAAGTCTTCCGTCCCTCGTTTTATAGAGTTGTCACTAGGCACCCGAGCTAGGCCGGTGCGAGCCATTCCTGAATTATTTCTTTAAAATGTGTGAGCCATGTACTCGGACCGAGATTTGTCCGTTATAGTAGTCTGTAGATTCAAGTACTTTGCGGTCGAATTGTTCACGGGCCTCAATGTAACTACATTCTGCTTTACTACAACAGTAGTAAAGTATCTCTCTCTTGAATTGTTCTTTGCCTAATTTTTCTACGTCTGCTAATAGTTCTTTACTACTGCCAAAATATTCTTGCCAATCACTGTCTATTTTGCTTCTAATCTTCTTTTTCTTCTTTGTGCCGTTCTTTAACTGTACAGTCTTGTAGGTCGTTTTACTAAATTTTGCTAATTTTTTGCCTATATATTTTCTATCATTGGTCAAATTGGTGATGAGATACACAAACCCAACACATTCTTCAGGTAACTCCGCCACTATTTGATCCTGGTATGTCCACATTGTTTGTTTTTATTTTTTTAGGTCTTCCAGGTCCAGCTTTGACCTTTTTGGTAAACCCTTTTTTATTGGCTCTACGAATTTCTTTTAAGTTTTGATTATTCATCCTATATATGTGCAGAGATAACTGTATAAGTCGCCGCTCATAATTCATCATTTTTTGTAGACTGACACGAACTTGCCGCCCAGTATCCAAAGTATAATTCTTTTCTAGGAAATCATAATGGTAGTTATGCACATTGGCCAAATGCGATACATATTCTGAGTACAGGGCCTTATATTCGGCCACCATATTATCCAACGATGTCTGCGCTGTTTGAGTAACTTGTGAATCCATTTTCCTTAACCACCCTAAGCACGTTATTTACACGACCCATTAATTCATCCTTGTGAGATATGAGATAAATGTTTTTGTTTCTTTCTCGAGCCATTTTCTTCAATACAGCTAGGGCACTTTCAACTCCAGCACTATCCATGCCAGCATCAATTAGCTCGTCAATGAACAGCAAGTTGACACTTTGATACAGACCTTCCCATACATCACGGAAGGCAAAACTCATTGATAAAATAAGTCTATTGCGTTCTCCTCGACTCAAATTATCAAAGTCTAAATCTTGGCCCAGCTGTGTGATCTCAACATTCAAATCATTTAGGAATATCACCTGATGCGGCAAGCCCAGTTTGTCAATATAATAGCCCAGTCGCTTGTTTAGATAACTGAGATTTTGATCAATGATCTTTTTGCGTATAAAACTGTCTTTGCTGGTCAACAACTTCAACAGAAATTCTTGATGTTCTTTATGCTTGTTGAGATCATTAACCGTATCCCAAGTGATTTCCTGTAGAGCACTTTTCTTTAACTCGTCGACTTGTTCAGCATATGGATTGATTTCATCTGCTCTTTCAGTTAGTCGGCGTTCTAAACTGTCTAAATTGTTTTTATGCCCCAGCGCCTCTGCTTCTGTGTCATAGAATGTGTTTGGTCGCTTGGGTTGATCACCAATAGCAGTGATCTCTGATACAATTTTTTCATAGTCAGCTGACACTTTTTCCAAGTAGGTATAAGCATCTTCAATGTTTTTGTTCACGGTGGCAGTCATTTCTTCATGTTTATGATCATGAAGATCCTGCTCGCAAGCTGGACACTGTTTACTGTCTAATTTTTGTAATTCTTTATTGTATTTGGTCAGTGTTTTATCAGCCTGGGTAACTGCATTTTCCAAAGTTGCCTTTTGTTTTTGTAAACTGGCAATTTTGTTATTGTTATCTTCCCATACTTTTAACTGAACATGTAGTTCCAGCTCTTCATCAATATTGACTTCAGTCAAGTCATGTATGTTCTTGATCAAGGCTGTGAGGTCTTGTTCTTTTTTATTTTCCCACGCTTGACTTTTTAACTCCAATGAACTGATACTCTTTTGCACATTTTCATTAGCAATCTTAATTGCTTCAATTCTAGCAGTTTCTTCTAGGACAGCATCTTTAGTATCCTTGATAGCGGCTTTGAGTAGCTCTGCTTTTTCACTTAATAAGGTAATGCCCAACAACTGTTCAATAACTTCACGCTGATCCGCCGCCCTCATGCTCAAGAACGGTTCAGTATATGTGTTCAACGCTAATAGATGTTTGAACATGGTATGGCTCATTTCCAACATCTGTTCAATGGATCGCTGTGTGTCCCTGCTATCACCTTGGGCATCGTCATCAACATCTTCTGTTTTTATTTGATCTTCGTTGACATACAGCCTAAGCACATTGGGCTTGCGGCCTCTTTCAATGCGATATGTATTACCAGACTTTTCAAACTCCACAGTGACCAACATGTTTTTGCCGTTGATCTTGTTAATTAAATTTTCTTTCTTAATATTTGTAAGGGCTTGCCCATACAGAGCATAGCTCAATGCGTTGATAATAGTGGTTTTACCAGTACCGTTGCGTGAACCTGTATCATCACCGCCAAGGTCTAGGTTAGAGCCCAACACCAATGTTAAACTTTGATCAGTAAAATCCACTGCTTGGGTTTGACTGCCCACGCTCATAAAGTTTTTTACAGTTAGGCTATTAATTTTAAAGGTCATAGATCGTTATAAATTTCTAGTAATGTGTTCTTGTCAAACTGTTCGCTTTCAATATTGATTAAGCCATCCGTGACAATTTGGTCAACACTTTCAAACTTTCCTTCAGGATTGTCATCAACTACACCTTCCAAGTTGGTTTTATCTTGGACCAGTCCAATTTCCCTAATATCATATGTATTTGAAAACTCTTCTTTCAAGAAATTAGCTTCCTCAAAGCTGATATTGATGTCTAAATTAACCTTCAAGTGCATCTTGGACTTCATTATACTTTCTGTATCGTTCAAAAGAGTACTAAGATTCAATGCCCTGTATTTGGGGCAGTTGGGCCAATTGATATATTGCGGTTCACCATCCCATTCTAAGATCATCATGCCACGGTCATCGTCCCATGAGTCAGCAAAGTTGTGTGGAAATGCGTTGCCAATGTAATGAATTTTGTCTCTTGCCTGCCGCTTATGAAAGTGCCCACTAAACACATACTCCTGATGTACAAAGTGATCGGCCTGTAACTCTCCATGATCGGGCATCTGTACCATAGCGTTCATGTAGAACAAAGGTAATTCAAAATGTCCAAACATGTAACGGCTTTTGACCTGACTAATAGTCTTCCATTCTTCCCCAACAAGCCACGGGACTAGGGTGACACCATCAAGTGTTGTAACACTGTCTACGACAGTGACACCTGGAATGTGGCGACCAAACGCCGAGGAATGTATGTCTCGCTTGTCCTTGTAAAACAAATCGTGGTTGCCGGGAAACCAGTAAAACTTTTCAAATGCCCCACCTAGTTTTTCTAGGCACCGTAAGCTAGAATTCAATGTGTATAAATTTAGGCTGTTGCGGTTATGACTCCAATCGCCAAGGAAAATACAAGTTTCACACCCTTGCTCCTTAGCGGTTGAAATAAACCAGTCTACGAATTCTTCACAATCATTTAAATGAGTGGTACTGTTGGATTTTAGACCAAAATGTATATCAGTAAAACACGCAACCTTTTTAAATAGGTTCATAAAGTATAGTTCTCCTCAATAAAGTATAGCAGTTATACCACACAAGATCAAGGAGTAATATCTTCGTTTTCTATTTCTTCTTCTGGAGTATCTTCTTCACTCTTAGGCATACGCATATTCTTATACAATTCTGCCTGTCGAGCTATCTCGCTTGCGTACTCTTGACTGTTTTGTCTAGTCATACTAGGAGTTAATCCTGCTTCTTCCAATAGGTCATCTCGAATGTTTTGGCTCTTCTTCTCAATGTTTAGAATACGAGTAAATGAGTTGGTAACTGCCGCAGTATAATAAGCAAATGGATTTTCTGACTTTGATTCATCAAACTGTAGGCCAATATGGCTTAGTTGTAGGATAGCCTGTCCTTTCATTTCATCAACATAAGTGTAGCCGCGCCAGTTACTGCGTTGAGCATAACGTTCACTTAATTTGATAAACATCTTGCCTAGATTCTCTGTGATTCGTCCGTGATCTTTACTGAAGTGTCCAGTATCAACAGGTCCTTTCCAATGACTTTTCCCCACACATACTAATTCGTCTTGATCATTGAACTTCCAATGTTGGAATGGTGGGAAATTTACTTTATCATGTCCATCTGACGTATTTTTAACAGTCTTTTTACGTCCAGGAGCTAGGGGTATATGATCAAAAGTCATGATTCTAATGATCACGTCTGTTTTTGCGATAGTGGTATAGTCTGGAGTACAGTCTGCTAGTTTGACTTTCTTATCACCCGACGCTCTGGCCGCGGCAAATGCTGCAATACCAATTCTTTTGGCCTGTGCTCTTTTTGCGTCTGCTACGGTGCGTATGTTTACTTTACTGATACTTGGCAGAATAATATCATACTGTTGATATTCTGGCTGAGTAAAACTTGAAAATGAACATTTGCTACGGTGAATTTCTGCTAATAAATCTTTGTTGTTAAGGTATTTTACTTTTCTTGGAGAAAATGTTGTGGTCATATTATTGTTATTATCCTTTATTTATCACAAAGTATAGCACAGATTTTTTGGTTGTCAACCAAACTAATTATCTTAGCATATTATTTATGGTTAAATAGTATAAACAGGAAACGAACATGAGTTTATTCGGAGACATCGTTGGCGGGATAGCCGCTACATCAGTATTAACCAAGATATTGAAGAAAGGTGGTGGGGCACAACCTCCGGCAAAACCTGGCACGGAGATCAATTTTTACAATGGTCAAGGCAATACCACAGCAAAGGATACTAGAGTTCGCATTGCTGTTCCTTCAAACTATCTTAGGAATTACACAACGGGCCCAACCCCAAATGTTGCGTTGTTAAGCAATGGCGGAATAGTATTTCCCTATACCCCACAAATCACTACAGAGCATAAAGCGGATTTTGAATCAGTTCATCCCATACACAGCAATTACACTCAATATTTTTACAAGTACAGCTCAGTTGGTCCTATCAGCATTCAAGGTAAATTCTCAGTTCAAAACGAAGAAGACGCAGGGGTTTATATCTCCACAGTGCATTTATTAAGAGCACTGACAAAAATGCGTTCTGGTGACGACACTGATGCTGGGTCACCACCGCCAGTTTGTAGACTGTATGCGTATGGAACATTTATGCTAGATTATGTGCCTGTGGCTATTACTAGTTTTAGATTAGAATTGCCTGATAGTGTTGATTATTTTACAACAGGCAGTAACCCTCAGGGGGAATTTGCTTTAGATTCTAGATACACCAGCCAATCAAAAACTGCTGTGCCAGTAGTATCAACAATCGCAATAACTTGTATACCTGTATATAGCAGACAGGAACAGTTGACATTTGGTGTACAACCGTGGTTAGAGAGTGACTCGCTGAGAAAAACTAGTGGATTCTTATAATGTCTGTAACATATTCTAAAACAAGTCCGTATTTTAATACAGCCAAAGACAAGGGATATCTTGATGTTTGGGTCAGTAGATCATTTCCTTCTCAAACTGATGATATTTTGTATGAGGTAGATGCCAAATATCAAAATAGACCTGATCTTTTGTCCTTTGATTTGTATAACACTGTTGATTTATGGTGGGTATTTGCAGTACGTAATCCATCTATTATAGAAGATCCAGTGTTTGACATGGTGGCAGGGATAAGAATTTATCTACCAAAGTTAACAACTCTTAAACAATCGTTAGGAATATAATATGCCAGGAGCAAATCCAAATTTAGGAATGGTTCCTGGTAGAATTTCCAATGTTCAACAGGCGGCGTATGATAAGGCAGCAGAACAACGTACTCGAGAATTAAAAAATCCCCCTAAACCTACCGAAGCCCCTAAACCTGCCGAAGCTACTAGAAAAACAGGCCCCAACACATCTTCTGAAATTGTGGATAAAACTCCCATTCAGTTGCCAGAGGTGGTTATCACAGCCAAGAGAGAATCCAGCTCAATCAGTGGCTTGCCAGTGCCCAATACACAATTCAATGTATTAAATTCCTATAGATCTTATTCATATAAATTTACATTTGCTGGATTGGATTCCAAAGCATTGGAAACGCCAACGCTTGATGTGTTCCGTCAATCTTCAGAAAAATTGATAATATTAAAATCTAGTGGTAAAGGCAGTACTGTGATGTCTGCTACAGAATCTTCAGATGATATAGCTCAGGGCATGATTAAAGATTTTAACAGTAATAGTCCTGGTAGGTTTGATTTGTATATAGAAAATGTTCAAGTTGACACTACCATGGCATTTGAAGAACAAACCAACCTAACTCTGCCTACTAAAATTTCTTTTGAAGTCTATGAACCCTATAGTATCAATGGGTTTATTGAAGCTCTACAGGTGGCGGCTGTGGGTGCTGGCTATCCGTCTTATACTGTGGCCAGTTTTATTTTAAAAATGGAGTTTGTGGGATATCCAGACACCGGATCAAACAACGGATTACCTCCACCAGTTGTTGAAATTCCAGGAACAGTGAGATATTTTGTCATACAGTTAACAGGTATGGAAATAGAACTTACAGAACGCGGAACTCGTTATAGATGCGGAGCGATCCCAATTAATGAAATTGGTTTTGCCAATTTGGACAATAAATTAGCACAATCAATACAGGTTCAAGGCAGCACTGTTGGATCTATATTAAACAATTTTATGAAAGAACTACAGGATCAACGTGCCCAATCTGCAGCTGAATCAAAACAGTCTGTTACGGGGTTTGATACTTATTCTATTGTGTTTCCATCTTGGGTTGAGGGCAAGGGGTTTGATGAAGCGGTGCCCAATAGAACTCTCGTGGATTCTGAATTTGCTGTTAATTTAAAGGATAACAAAACATTTGCTTTTGGTGACTTGACAGATACCACTAAGTCCAATGCTTACAGGATTGATAAAAATATCGCCAATGCAGCGGAATCGTCATCAGAGAGTGCGTATTTTGCCAGATTGTCACCTGATGGTAATTCGGTAGTCAGTTTTTCAACACAGGTCAACATTGATGATTGTATAACAGCAGTTATATCTGACAGTAACTACACAAGAAATCTATTAAAAACAGTCAAAGAAAAAGTTGATGCTTACGGCATGGTGGATTATTTTCTAATAAAATTGGAAATTACTAACCAAAATAAGAAGAATGATCAAACAAAAATGCCGTATAGGAATTTTAAATATGTGGTAACACCGTATAAAATACATTATACGACACTGCCCATGTATTCAGATCACAGCTTTGATCCAGCAATATATTCCAAACGTGCTGTTCGTGAATACAATTATTACTATACTGGCAAGAATGTTGATGTTCTATCTTTTAAATTGAATTTTAATACGTTGTACTTTGAAGCAATTGGTAATGCTCTAGGCAATAACGACAAACCACCGGATCAAACAGCCGGCTCAAATGATAATGCTGTTCAACCAGCTACTGCTACAAAAGATATTGACGCATTTAAAAAAAGTTCTATTCCCAGTGCTGGGCAAAGAGTGTTGCAACAGTTGACCGAAGATAGTTCTCGAGGAAAAGCTGTGGCAGGTCCACAGCAAGATGATCCGTATTGGCTTATGTCACGTGCCATGCACAATGCCGTCATCAATTCAAAGACCAGTATGTTGACTGGAGAATTGGAAATTATTGGTGATCCGTTTTATCTAGCAACAGGAGGAATAGGCAATTACAAACCTCAATCATCTGGGGTAAGCACCAATCAGGACGGTACAGTAGATAAAGATTACGGTCAAGTGCTCATATTGATTAATTTTAAAAATCCTGCTGATGTTAGACCATTAAATGCCAGTGGTGAAGGTGGCATGCTGGTGTATGTGCCTCATCAAGCGGCGTTTAGTGGAATATATAAAGTACTAACAGTGACCAGTACATTTAGCAACGGCGTTTTTAAACAACGTCTGTCAGTGATGCGTATGCCACAATCTGATGATACTGGAACCGAACCAACGCCAAAACAAACAATAAGTTCTGCTCCTGGTGTTGTGACAACACCTGACCCAACTGCTCAAATTGCCGAAGATGCCAATAAAGATGCCACTCAGGCACCAGTTTTGACTCCGACTAGTTATACCACCACTATTCAAAATCTCGCCAGCGCACTGAACCAAGCAACACCAGGTTCTGCGGCATATCAATCAATTCAAGGGCAAATACAAACTGTGGCAACTCAATATGCCAACGCACAATCTGCGTCCCCGTTAACTAAACTTGTAAACAAGCCGTAAGGAATATCCATGCCAATTAACCAACGAACTCCCAGTAAACCGCCAGGCTCGGGCCCGTACCTTGCTGAAGTTATCAATCATTTGGATAAAACATACATGGGTGGTTTGGAAGTTGTATTGAGGACAGATATTCCTGGATATGTCAGTAATAGAGCCAACGCATTAAAAGTACGCTATATGTCTCCGTTTTTTGGAGCAACATCGGCTCGATTCCAAGGCAATAACAGTGCTGATTTTGAGCATTCTCAAAAATCTTATGGCATGTGGATGATACCACCAGATATTGGCGCTACTGTATTGGTAGTTTTTCCACCTGGATCGGATGTGGGCTATTGGATAGGCTGTGTACCTGCCCAAGATCTATTTCAAAATCACATGGTACCAGGTATTGCTGCCAGCAGTAATGTGGAACTTACTCCGGCACAACGTAAATTATATGGTGCTGACGCAACCAATTTGCCCGCGGCTGAATTTAACAAAAAAGTTTACTCTGCCAAAAATCCCAATGTGGATACTATTGGCAGACCCGTACATCCGTTTGCTGATAGATTATTAAAACAAGGATTATTAAAAGATAATATTAGAGGCATCACATCAAGCAGTGCTAGACGTGAAGTCCCCAGTCAAGTTTATGGCATTAGCACTCCTGGTCCAATTGATACCAGTAGTAATGCTCGAAGGGTAGATATTGGTTTTGGATCAAATGCCATGGCTCCAGTTAGCAGATTGGGTGGTAGCACATTTGTTATGGATGATGGCGATGTCAATGGAAACAATGAACTGATACGAATCAGAACACGCACTGGCCACCAAATACTGTTGCACAACAGCGCAGATTTAATTTATATTGCCAACAGCGCAGGTACTGCTTGGATAGAATTGACATCAAGAGGCAAGATTGATATATATGCCGCTGATTCAATCTCTATGCATACTGAGGGAGATTTCAACTTAAGGGCAGATCGAGATTTTAATATAGAAGCAAAAAATAAAGTAAACATTGCAGCCCTAGGTGGAAACATAAATTTATCAGCACAAAATGATTTCAATCTTACCGCTATTGAGTTTAGGGCCGACGTGACAGGTGGATATAATCTAGCAGTGGCCAAAGATTCAAATGTTTCTGTAAGAGGTGCTTCTAATCATTTGTCATCAGGACAGCTGAGTTTAAAATCAAATGGATTAATTTCACTGGGAGCAGGTACAGATGTGTCCATGACTGGTGGCACATCAATAACAATGACTGCGGGAGTTATCAATCAAAATGGACCCAAAGCTACCAAGCCAGCAACAGCATCTCCTGCGGCACCTGCTAGGATTAATTTGTTCAATGTGCCGTCCACATCAGTGGGGGCGGGATGGTCAGACAGTAAATATCAATCAATAGATGTACAGTCTATTACGCAACGTGTGCCCATGCATGAACCTTGGCAACAACACGAAACGTTGGCAAATCCTTTCAGCTTAGAACTTACTAATTCATCAATTGAAGCAACAACCACGGCGACAAATGGCGGAGTTTTAACAGCACCTCCCAGCGCCAGCAAGCCATTACCATTTAAAGCCGGTCCAGGTAAAGATAAGGGTACAGTTAAAGGTATTCCTACTCCTTGGACAACTGATGACGCTTTCTTGAATAAAGTCAAAGATGTTGCGGCACTGTTGTCATTTCAGCCTATTGATTTGTTGGCAGTAATGAATTCAGAAAGTAATAGATCATTTGATCCTGCAATCACAAACAATTTAGGATACACTGGATTGATTCAGTTTGGCAATGATGCCGCCAAATCTCTAGGAACCACAACTGCTTATCTACGTGGGTTGACTAGAGTCCAGCAAATGGATTATGTGTACCAGTATTTTCACAAGCTATGGGGTTGGCCAACTGCTAAATGTCCCAGCCCATCTTTAGGCAATATCTATACCACAGTGTTCTTGCCAGCCTTTAGATTTTATTTGCCCAATCAGATAATTTGTTCAAGTAGAGATCCCAAGACCGCCAATTATTATAACCATAACACAGTATTTGATACTTCACAGAATAGTCCCCCAGCCGGCTATATTACAATGCAGATGATGACCAACTTTACTCAAAATATGAAAGCTGAAGTCATTAAGTGTTTGGAAGTGGCAGGTAAAAATCCAGATTTTACCCTAATTAAGAAGTAATAAATACTGATACCATGCCATACAAAAACTTTACTATTCCTAGCTCTCGACCAATAGAACAGCAAGCGCCAAAATCTAGCCAATTTTATTTGGGTTTTAGCACCTTGGACAATAACAATCCTGGCAGTAAGTTATATGATTATGATTTGATCAAACAGGATTTGATCAACAATTTCAATACAAGACGTGGTGAGAGAGTAATGAACCCCACATATGGCAGCATAATTTGGGAGTTGTTGTTTGAACCTTTGACTGATAGTATAAGGGAACAGATTCAACAAGATGTGTTAGCTATATGTCGAAACGATCCTAGAATCTATCCTTCGCAGATTGATATTTCTGAATACCCGCAGGGTTACTTAATAGAGTTGACACTGGTACTTAATTATAACAATCAGTCAGTAAATCTTGCTCTAGCTTTTGATCAAGAGATTGGGCTAGTGACCCAGCAACAATAATATATGTGGTTTATTACCGCAATAAATACGGTATAGGCAAAAAATATGACAATTCCAGCAACTAATTCGCAGTACCTAATTACAAAAGATTGGAAAAAGATCTATCAATCTTACCCTAATGCAGAATTCCAAAGTTATGATTTTGAAACTTTGCGTAGGATCATGATTGCTTATCTTCAAGAAAATTTTCCAGAAGATTTCAATGATTTTATTGACAGTAGCGAATATATTGCGCTTGTTGATCTAATTGCTTACCTAGGACAAAATCTAAGTTTCCGTATTGATTTAAATGCTCGTGAAAACTTTCTAGAAACAGCGACTCGCAGGGATAGCATTCTACGGTTGGCACAATTAATTAGCTATGTGCCTAGTCGAAATATGCCAGCAAATGGCCTATTAAAAATGTCTGCTATCTCTACCACAGACAATGTTTATGATTCATTAGGCAATAATCTCAGTAACACTACAATTGGCTGGAATGACGCTACCAACGCAAATTGGTACAATCAATTTTTAACAATATTGAACAGTTCTTTTATTGCCCCTCAGGTATTTGGTAACCCTTCTGATCAAAACTCCATTGGCGGAATTTTGACACAACAGTATAGAATCAACAGCTCTAATACAGATGTAGCTGTGTACAGTTTCACAAAGAACATCAGCGGGTCAACCATGCCCTTTGAAATCGTGAGCACTACTTTTTCTGGAAAATCTTATCTGTATGAAGAAGCTCCAGAGCCTGGAAATAGATTTTCTATTATCTATCAAAACGACAACCAAGGAAACTCCAGTGCCAATACTGGATTTTTTAGCCATTTTAGACAAGGTCAGTTGGGTTCTAGTATTTTTAGTATTCCTGCTCCAGTACCCAATGAAATTATCGGTGTTAATATTACCAACATTAACAATGATGATGTTTGGTTATGGCATAAGGGTTTAAATGGCCAGTACCAAACACTTTGGACCAAAGTTCCAGCATTAACAGGCAACAATGTTATATATAATAGCCTAAATGCTACTACACGAAATTTTTATAGTGTTACTACCCGAGACGGTGATCAAATTGATTTGAATTTTTCTGATGGCAGTTTTGGAAATCTACCCACAGGCGATTTTGGTTTATTTTATAGACAAAGTAATGGGTTAACTTACAGTATTACCCCTTCACAAATGACAGGTATTAGTGTCAGTATTCCCTATGTAAACAAGTCTGGACAGAATCAAACAATGACTATTACATATTCATTAGAATATACAGTGTCAAATAGTCAAGGTACAGAGTCTAACACCAGCATACAAACTAATGCGCCCCAAACATACTATACACAAAATAGAATGGTAACTGGAGAAGATTACAATATTGCTCCGTTAAATATCAGCAGTGAAATACTCAAAGTCAAAAGCATAGCAAGAGTTACCAGTGGTGTAAGCAAATATTTTGAATTAAGCGATGTCAGCGGAAAATATTCCAGCACCAACATATTTGCTGACGATGGAATTTTATATAAAAATCTTACTCAAAATAGTTTTGATTTTAACTACAACAGTAAAAATGATATCTATTCAATTGTACAAAATCGATTAACGCCAATCATAGCATCGGCCACTATTAGATCATTTTATCTTGATGAATATCCAAGGCCTGATCTTACTCAATCAGGAGTCAATTGGGTTCAAGTAACTAGATCTTCTGGACAAAGTACTGGGTATTTTGCCAACATATCAACAAATGTTGCTACAGCAGTGGGAGGATTTTCCAATAGTAATCTTGCCTATATAGCGCCGGGATCATTAATTAAATTTGTTCCGCCAGCCGGCCAATATTTTTTACCTAATGGTACATTGGTTAACAAACGCACTTCTACCACAGTGGACTATATTTGGTCTTTAGTATCTCAAATTGTTGGCGATGGGTCCAACAACGGCACAGGCGCGTTGAGTACTGGTGTTGGGCCAATAACATTAAACATAGTGGTGCCGAGCACTGCGGCGCCAGTTGAAATTATTCCAGCTTTTGTAAATTCTTTTTCAAGCTCATTTATCAATGAAATTGTAAACCTATGTTTGATTCAACGAAATTTTGGATTATCTTTTGATTCTATTAACAGAGTTTGGAACATTATTGCTGATAGTAACTTAAACCTGGTAAGCCCATTCAGTTTAGAATATCAGAATAACACCAGTAACTCCAATTTAGATTCTAGTTGGTTAGTGGCCTTTGCTTGGAATGGAACCAGCTATACCGTTCAATATAGACAAACAGATTATGTTTTTCAAAGTGCTCAACAAACTGGATTTTTTATTGATTCAAACAATGTAAATTACGACTTTACAACAAACACCATTATCAAAGACAAAATCAAAGTATTGTCAGTCAACACATTGAATACCACTAGCGCAGTGGCGTTGGGAACAGATTATCTATGGCAGATTGATGGAACTATCACACAGTCAGATGGTTATGTAGAACCAAGACAAGTGTTGGTTAGTTTTTATGACTATAATAATTCTGGTCAAATTGTTGATCCAGATGCTTTTGAACTAATTGTGTCATCAACCAGTACGAATGAAATCACAGGCTGGGAAGATAAATTTGTTTATTTTCAATTACAAGCAGATAAGTTAACGTATGAGTTGGTTGATAGCGGCATGTTTACTGCTTATCCAACTCCTGCTGATGCCATAATTGCCATTAATTCAGGAACCATTACCCCATCTACAGGCGATTTGTTTTATTTCTACGATTCAAATTACAATGTAATTAACAGTTATAATACAAGTACAGCTAACATCAATAATCCTTGGATATATGATACTACTGCATCCACTTATGTGGCATATCCAGGTCGTAGTGAAATAAAATTTCAATATGTTCACAACACTGGGCAAGACACTAGAATAGATCCTAGCAAGAGTAATATTATTGATATCTATATGTTGACCAGTGACTATGACACTGCTTTTAGAAATTGGTTATTGACTGGTAACGGTACTGAACCATTGCCGCCAACTAGTGTGGCATTAGAAAACAATTATGCTGATAGTTTGGAACCTATCAAAACAATCAGTGATCAAATTATATACCAACCAGTAAAATATAAAGTATTGTTTGGCGCAACAGCTGACTTGAATCTACAAGCAATCTTTAAGGCAGTGCAAAGCCCCACCAGCACATTGAGTTCTAATAATATCAAATCGCAAATACTTTCGGCAATTAACAGATTTTTTGCCTTGGAAAATTGGGACTTTGGACAAAGTTTTTACTTCAGTGAATTGAGCGCATATATAATGAATTTACTAACACCTGATATAACAAACTTTGTTATTGTTCCAGTGAACCCAAACAACAATTTTGGTAGCCTTTATGAAGTAGCATGTCAAAATAACGAAATTTTTGTGAGTGGAGCAACTGCGGCTGATATTCAAGTAATTACGGCTATTACAGCAAGCCAATTGGATACTAAATCAATTATAACCAATGCTGGGAATTAACTATGAACACATCTACTTTTCAATCAGTTAGTTTACTTCCCTCATATTTTCAGACTGATAAGAACACAAAATTTTTATCTAGCACTATTGATCAATTAATACGCCCTGCTCAATTAGAACGCATTGACGGGTTTATTGGTAGTAAGGTTACACCCAATTATGTTTCAACTACTGATAACTATATTTCAAATTTTTCACCTATACGTTCGGCCTATAATTTAGAACCTGCGTTGGTCATTAATGATATTAATTCAAACATCAAAGAAGTTGTTGCCTATGATGATTTAATTAATCAAATTGCAGTTAGCGGTGGAATTACTGATAATCTTGACAGATTGTTTAGAAGTGAATTTTATTCTTACAATCCGCATATTGATTGGGATAAACTTGTAAACTATCAAGAATACTATTGGCTAGTAACTGGCCCAGACTCTGTAACTATTAGGGATGATGTGTTAGACGTAGATGAGGATGTTGTGGGGAAATCTGGATTCACTACATCTATAGGTACTGCTACTATAGCGTTGTCTAATGGCATGCTTATTGAGTTTGTTGGTAAAAATATAGCATCTAGTTATGTAAACAAGAAATTTTTTGTAGAGGGAGTTGGCACCTCAATAGTATTGATTGATTATAATTCATTAGTAACTGCGGGAAAAATTTCTACAATTTATAACGAAAGTTTTGATGGAGCAGGATTTGATGAATATCCTTTTGATGGAAATAAATCACTACCTATTAGTCCAGAGTATATAACAATCAATCGTGCTAGTAAAGATTTAAATGCTTGGTCTAGGTACAATCGTTGGGTGCATCAAGATGTAATCACAGCCAGCGCACTGGCTAATGGCGTTCAAGCAGTATACCCGGCCCTTCAAAGAGCCACCCGCCCCATTATTGAATTTAAGGCAAATTTACAACTTTTCAATTTTGGTGATAGAGCAATTGCCAATGTTGATTGGATTGATACTGAAACAACAAATGTTTTTAAATCAGCTGAAGGTGCCTGGGGATATTTTGTTGATTTTGACAAGATTAATCCTAAATTATTGGGTCACGGTGATCGTGTTATTTTTACCAATGATCCAGATCCGCTGGTAAAGGACAAAGTATGGATAGTCAATTATAATACTCCAGGGTTTAGTAATAAAAAAAGATTAGCATTGGTACCAGCACTGGACCATACTCCAGTAAAGGGCAACTGTGTCAGTATTGTTAACGGTGGACAATATGCGGGATCAAGTTGGTGGTATAATGGTACAGATTGGGTGTATGCTCAACAACATACCAAATTGAATGAACCACCGTTGTTTGATTTGTTTGATGACCTCGGAAATAGTTATAGTGACAGTTCGCATTATATATCAGACTTTACTGGTAATCAAATTTTTGGTTATACATCAGGAGATGTCTACGACAAGGTATTGGGATTTAAAATAAAATATCAAAATAGTGTTAGTATTGGTAGTTACCTGTTCACTAATTATTTTAATTCAGGCATTATTAATGTATCTCAAGGTCAGAATAGTTCGGCGGTATCAACTGCTGTGACTTATTGTAAGTTTTCAGAAGATACTGGAAACATTTATGCCAATGTATGGACACAGACTAGCGGGTACCAAACACCAATACTTCAATTCCAATCCACATCAGATACAACATCAACGATTGCTATAACTGCTGTGGATAAGTTTAGTTCCAAAGATCATGTTGAAGTATTCGTGGATTTTAAAAAATTATCCAATAAAGAATTTACTGTATCCACAGTATCAGCAAAAACAGTGGTTTCATTTGCTACTCCATTAGTTAAGGGTACAAATGTATTGTTTAAATTGTATTCAATGTCTCCTTTATCAAACAATACAGGATACTATGAATCGCCGTTGGGTCTTACAAATAACCCATTAAACGGATTACTTAAATCTGTAACATTAACTGATCTTCAACAACACATACAAACAATGGCCGAAGGTTCGCCTAATTTTTCAGGCAAGTTCCCAGGTCTCAGTAATTTAAGAGATATATCGGGTGTTGAACAACATGGACGCAGATTAATATCTAACGTTAACCCAATACCATTTGCTCAGATGTTTATTGGCAAAAAAGAACATAATGTTATTAATGCTCTTACCAAGGCAGCCGATCAATATAATCAGTACAAATTAGGATTCCTAAAACAACTACTAATACTGGGTAATCAGTCAGATCCTATCCTAGCTGTGGACCAAGCACTAGCGGCTATGAACGTTTCAATGAATCTTTTAAGCCCGTACTATCTGTCTGATATGGTTCCTTATGGAACTGATGTAACATCAAGAACATGGACCGTAACAGATTCTAGAAATGTCACTTATCCGTTAGGGTTTGATTTTGATCCCACGGTGCTTAGTTTAAAGGCCATGCTGGTTTATGTAAATGGCGAACAGTTACTAATAAACATAGATTACAAATTTAACGTTGATGATTCCAGTATTACAATATTAAAATCACTTACACCCGGTGACGTATTAACTGTAAATCAATATCCAGATACTTCAGGCAGCTATGTTCCGCCAACTCCTACTAAATTGGGGCTGTATCCTAAATTTGCTCCTTCTATCTATTTAGATGATACCTATGCCGATGTTCCAGTAAAAGTTATTCAAGGACATGATGGCAGCATTATGGTAGCTTACAATGACTATCGTGATGCTATTGTTTTAGAATTTGAAAAACGTATCTATAATAATATCAAGACTCAATATAGGTCTGATTTGTTTGATATTAATACTATTGTACCTGGCGCATTTGTCAGCAACGACTATTTGTTAAGTGAAGTTAATACAATATTATCTCGAGATTTTATTAAATGGGCGGGAGCATATGGGGTTGACTATACTGAAAATTTAAGTTTTAATCAAGACAACAAGTTTACCTGGAACTATGCGGGATCTTACAATGAGTTATTGGGTGTTCCCGTAAACGGATATTGGAGAGGAATTTATAAGTATTTCTACGGTACTGATCGACCTCACACATGCCCTTGGGAAATGTTAGGATTCAGTGAGCAACCTAGCTGGTGGACTGATCAATATGGCCCGGCACCCTACACTTCTGGTAACGCAGTATTATGGCAAGATTTAGAATCTGGCCGCAATGCCAGCACTGATACCATTAATGTTTTATATGCCCGTCCTGGCCTATCAAATATCTTACCTGTAGATGAATATGGCAATTTACTAGACCCCACAGTTAATTTGTTAGTAAACTACACCCCAGCCGGTGAACAACAAAATTGGGTATTTGGTGATCAAAGTCCAGCAGAAACCACATGGCGTAGAAGTAGCTATTTTCCATTTGCAGTTCAGAAATTATTGGCACTGACTCGTCCTGCAACCTATGCGTCTTTGATGTATGATACAAGTCGTATTAAGAAAAATATTGCTGGCCAATGGACCTACGGTACAAATTTAGATTATTCATTCTTGAGTCTTAAAAATATTACACTACAAGGTGTTAATAATGCGTTGACTGCCGGGTATAGCGTCTATGTCAGTGAAGTGGGCCGCCAACGTACACAAAATTATAATTCAGAATTACAGTCAGATCTTGATTATTTTGCCTATAATCTATTCCATAAAGTTGGCGGATTTGTAAGCCAAAATACACTACAGGTGACAATAAATGCCATTGATCCAACTGCTACTAGCCCTGGCGCATTACTCGCACCACAAGATTATTCATTAATTTTAAATGTCAGTAATCCTATTAGTTATTCTAGTATTTCTGGAATCATTTTGCAAAAAGTAAATGGATCATTTGTTGTTAAGGGTTATGATCAAACTGACCCGTATTTTAATGTTTATGGCCCGCTTCGTAATTCTTCAACACCTACAATAAATGTTGGAGGGGTAACAGCACCATTCGTTACTTGGTCTAATTCTAACAATTATGGGCAGACAGGATTGACTGCTGATCAAACTACCACAGCCAATACAGCTCCAACTGGTAAATTTTATCATAAAGGACAATATGTACAATACGGTAATAATTTTTACATTGTAACTGTAGCTCATCAATCAGAGAATACCTTCAACCCAGCATTGTATCAACAAATACCATCATTGCCAATAACAGGCGGAGCAACTGTACAAATCGCCAATGGGTTTGACAATGATATTGTTCAAATTCCGTATGGAACAACATTTAATACAATACAAGAAGTTTATGATTTTATTATTGGCTACGGCGCATGGCTAACTGATCAAGGGTTTGTGTTTGATTTGTATAATGCAGATTTTGGTACAAACATAGATTGGAATTTCACAGCTAAAGAATTTTTATACTGGTCAACACAAAATTGGGCCGATAATAGTGTAATTGCGTTAAGTCCATTTGCTGAAAAAGTGCAATTTATTTCGCCAGATTCCGCAGTTGATGACATATTTGATCCGTTTTATTCTTACAATGTGATGTCTGCTAATGGCACACTGATTCCCAAAAACAGAATTAGTATTACTCGACAAGATGGTGTTTGTACTATTTCAGCATTAAACTCCAACGATGGAATATATTTTGCTGTGTTTAGAAATGTTCAGAAAGAACATGGCATGGTTTTTAATAACACCACAATTTTTGATAACACAGCATACAGTATTGAAACTGGATTTTATCAACAGCGTATGAAAATCAGCGGTTTTAGAACCGCAAGTTGGAATGGTGATTATTTTAGTCCAGGATTTATCTATGATACGGCTCATGTGAGCAACTGGTCACAACACGCTAATTATAATGCGGGCGATGCTGTTTATTATTCTGGAAATTACTATTCGGCAATTAATAATATTGATGGTGCTCAAACATTTGATTTTACCAAATGGCAACTACTGCCCAAAAAACCTGTAGCAGGATTATTGCCTAATTTAGATTATAAAATTAGCCAGTTCCAAGATTTTTATAGTTTAGATATAGATAACTTTGATTCAGGACAGCAACATGCGGCTCAACATCTAACTGGGTATACACCAAGGCCATATCTCACAAATATTATTATTGATCCAATTGCTCAATATAAATTTTATCAAGGATACATTCGAGAAAAGGGCACATATAATGCTATTGCCAAGTTGGCCAAAGCCAGCGTACAAAATTTACAAGGTAATTTTACCTATAATGAAGAATGGGCATTTAGAGTTGGGCAATACGGTTCTTATTCATCGTATCAAGAATTAGAAGTGCCTTTGGTCGAGGGTACATTTATTGATAATCCACAAGTGGTTGTTTTTACAGAAACTACTCCTCCTGTTTCGGCTTACGATTTAAAAGTTTATAGCACAGCTACTGATTGGCAAATAACTCCACCAAATTATGTAAGCTCCATGACGTTTGCTGTAAATTCTGGTACACTGATTAATAATAATTTTGTATTACCTACTGCCGGATATGTTCGCATTGATGATGCGTCGTATACTACTTTAAATTTAAATACGTTAATAAATGTTGCGTCTAATGCTGCCAACCCGTTCAAAGAAGGTGATACAATTTGGCTAGGATTCAAACAAGATAATGATTGGGATATATTACGATATACAGAATCTGCCGCTCAAATAGTTGAAGTTGATGTTAATGTTCCTGGGGTTGACCTTACAGTAATGACCAATAACCCTCATGGGTTAGTCAACGGCGAACTTATTTCTATCGCTGAATTCAATTCTTCAGTTGACGGTGTGTATATGGTAACAGGGGTTCCCAGTCAGACATCGTTTTTAGTTTCATCAACAGCAACATATACTTCTAATTTTGCTTCTACAACAACGGTTGGACTGTTGTTTAAATTTGACAGTTTTAGATTCAACACATTTGATAATCTGCCAAATGATTCTACGCTATTAAAGTTGCCCAACAACACTAAAGTATGGGTTGATGATATTGGTAATGGACAATGGGGAGTCTATGAAAAAATTAACAATTATTCTGTATCATCGGCAACTAGCCTTGGCGGCATATATGACCAACAATTGGGATGGAGTATCAGCAAACGCAAAGGTTCCAATGTTGTAGTAGTGGGATCTCCAGGTTTTGAACAAAACGGAAATTATGGCCGTGTTACTGTGTATCTAACAAATAATAATGGCGGATTAACTAGAAAACTTTATTATTACCTAAACGAATTAAACGGTGTTGCTAACGCATTGAACACAGTTACGAGATTTGGACAATCTGTAGTCTATGATGATACAGCATTTGGATCATCAACTTATGGATTGATTTTTGCTGGAGCCCCGTATGCTCAGACTATTAATGGCACTGTCGATTCAGGACTAGTAAAAGTTAGCAGTATAAATTCTGTACTGCTTGAAGAAGTTCAGCAATACATTATAAAAAATCCTCAACCTACAAATTACGCTTTGTTTGGGTCTGGAATCTATGTACAAAGAACTACAAATTCAGATAGTAAAACACTGGTTGTCACTGCTCCAGGTACCGTTAATACTGGCACAGGATCTGTATATGTTTATAATCTATTGGTCAGCAATGGTACCAGTACCGCTACGCTTGCACATACAATAACACAGCCAGTAACAATTGGTAGTCAGTGGGGTTACAGTGTCAGCGGGTCTGATGACGCATCAATAATTGCTATCAGTGCGTTAGGCAACACCAATACACCAAGTTTTGTTAATGTGTATACTAATACAAACTTTACAACTCCTTGGCAAACAATAACATCAATAATTCCTCCTGGATCTAATTTTGGACAGAAAGTTTTGGTATCTCCTGATGGAAACTATTTGTTTATCAGTGCCCCTTATTGCCGAAATCTTGATCAAAGTTATGGTTGTGTTTATGTCTACACCAAAGTAAATGGCAGTTATGAACTATCACAAACACTAAGTAATCCATCTGGCGTATCTGGAGTACATTTTGGTACTGATTTAGATATTACCGAAGCCAATGATTCATTGGTAATATCAAGCATGGGATCGGGTGTTCATGGCGCAACAGTCTTTGATGTTACATCATTATTTGGTGGAAACACAACATTTGATGCTGATTCTACAAAATTCTATGACGTAATCAATAATTCTGGTACAGCATATCTTTATAATCGACAAGCAGTTAGATTTGTGTTCTCCACAGAGCTATCTCCAGTGTCCATAGCAGATGGCACAGATTATGGCAAGAGTGTAGTAATTGATTCTAATGTGGTATTAGTTGGCGCCCCAGCAATTGACAATTCAGGCATAGATAGTTCTGTTTATTTGTTTAACAAGATTGATCCTACGGTTAATGGATGGCAATTGTTGAGAAGCCAGTCTGATCTTATTGCCACTGATACTATTCAACGAGTGAGATTGATCAATACTTCAACAGAAGAAATTGTAAATTATCTTGATGTAATTGATCCATTAAAGGGTCGTATTGCGGGCATGGCGGATCAAGAATTAACCTACAAAATGATTTCAGATCCTGCTACATATTCTGTTGGATCAACAGCAAATGCCATTAATACACTGACAAATTGGACTAATACTCATATTGGAGAATTATGGTGGGATCTAAGCACTGTGAAATATCAATGGTATGAACAGGGCGAGGACACATTTAGAAAAAATACATGGGGGCATTTATTCCCCGGAGCAACCATTGATGTTTATGAATGGGTCGGATCTAACCTGTTACCAAGTGAATGGAGTGTTTTGGCAGATACACCTGCAGGATTGATACAGGGAATTAGTGGCCAGCCAAAAAATATAGATGATAGTGCTTATTCTGTTGTTCGATCTTACGACACAGTAACGCAAACATTTAACAATTATACATATTATTATTGGGTAAAAAACAAAGTCATAGTCCCGCCAGTGGCAAATAGACGAGTAAGCGCATATGATGTGGCTCGAGTAATTAAGGATCCTACAGCATATGGATTACAATATACAGGAATAATTTCTCCGAATTCTGTGTTGGTTGCCAACGTGGGCGAAGGACTTACAAATAGAAATATTAATTTGAATATTTCTATTGATAGAAAAGACAGTGTCATTCCTAAACATACTGAATGGCTTTTGTTACAGGAAGGTAATGAAACTTCGTTGCCCAACTCGTTACTTGAAAAGAAATTGGTTGACAGTTTATTAGGACATGATAAGGTAGGCAATTTGGTTCCTGATCCAAAATTGACTTCTAGAACACGATATGGTATTGGCATTAGACCAAGACAAACAATGTTTGTTAACAGACTTGGTGCTTTGCGAAACCTAATTGAATTTGCCAACAATATTTTAATCAACAATATTGTTACAGGTAGTTATAATTTTTCTAAATTAAATTCTCAAGAGGAAATTCCACCCGTGTCCTCAAACTTGTACGATTACACACTTGAGGATACCAACGAGCTTGATACAATTGATCCAACATTGTTGTCCACTGCTGAGTTGACTTGTACTGTTTATGAAGGTCGAGTACGATCAGTGGTCATAACTAATGCTGGGTATGGATATACTACACCGCCCACAGTGACTGTAGATGGTGTAGGTAGCGGAGCAGTAATCACCACTGAGATTGATTCAAAAGGTCGAGTGGTACGTGCCATAGTGGCAAATTCTGGTCAAGGGTATGTGACAGCTCCTGTGCTAACTGTACGTCCTTATTCAGTTGTAATTATATCAGACAGCACCTACAACGGCAAATGGGCTATATTCGTACGTGATGTAGAAAATAATAAATGGGTACGAGTGCGCACTCAAGCACACAACACCACATTGTATTGGAATTATGTTGATTGGTCAAGCAAGGACTTCAATCAGTATAAGGATTATACAATCACGGTTGATCATGTTTATCAAATTAATTCTTTATCTTTAAACACTGGCAATTATGTTAAAGTTAAAAATAATGGCTTAGGTAATTCTATTATTTTAGAATATACTGATAGTGGGTTAGGAACATTTAGCAATAATTTTAATATTGTTCATGCTCAAAATGGCACCATACAAATTTCTGATAAAATTTGGGATACTAGAAACAACAGTCTAGCCTACGATGAGGTCAGCGCATATGATCAAACTCTTTATGATCAAACTCCTGACTTAGAATTAAATTACATATTAACCGCCCTGCGCGATAATATTTTTGTTAATGAATTAAAAGTTAATTGGAATTTATTCTTTTTTAAAGCAGTCAAATACGCATTTACAGAACAAAAACTATTAGATTGGGCGTTTAAAACATCATTTATCAGCATTACCAATGAAGCCGGCAAGCTGTCCCAACCTCCAGTATATTTGGTAACTAGCAGTACAAATTTTGAAAACTATATTGAGGAAGTAAAACCATACCATACTCAAATTAGGAATTTTACAGAACAATACTCAGTTCTTGAACCCAGTACTACATATACTTCAGAACCTATTTTTAATCTTGACATCACATTAAAATTTGATAGGATTTCGTATTCCAGCCAACTTGGCAATACAACTACCACTGATCAATTTATATGTAATGGGTCGGCTACTTCGTTTGTGTTAAGCTGGCCCGCTGTTTCTAACAAGTCGTTAATTACTATGACATTAGACGGCCTGCGTGTGCTATGGTCAGATTATACGATTGAATATTTCACACAAGAATTCAATGGCTATACAAAAAAATACTGCCAAATTAAATTTTTAAACACTGTGCCTGGTATTGGGCAGTTATTAAAAATTACCTATGTTAAGGATGTCAGTATACAATCTGCTGCAGATAGGATTTTAAATTATTATACAGCCACTTCAGGCATGCCTGGACTGGATTTAGGGCAGTTGATGCTGGGCGTTGAATATCCTAGAACACAACTTCAAACTTTGGCATTCAATGCTACAACTGGATGGGACGAATCTAACGTACCGTTTGGCACAACTCCTTGGGGAAATGACATTGAGTATTATAGTAAAACTACATCAACTGCCCTTGCTTCTGTAGGCACAGATACCGTATCATTGTTTACAGCATCAACTGCCTTAGTTGGGCAGTATGCAAACATTATTAGTACAATCACTAATGTATTTTATTCAACTGATGTAACTGTGACTGCTGTTAACGGAGCAAAAGTTATATTCAGTAGCACATTGACATCTGTGGTGCCTGCTGGCGCAGTTATTGAATTTTACAATGTGGGGTCTAACTCTGTATTATTGGATACATCAATTGATGGCGGAACTTGGACAGGCACAAACGCAGCCATATTGACAGGGGCATTGGGCGTTAACCCCAGTGATATCATTATTGATGGCGGGTCTACCAGCACTGCTAGAGTAGGCGATGGTTTCATAAATTCTGATGATAGTTATGCTCCAGAAGAGCTGGTAGCTGGTGCCACAAGTGATAGTCTTGGAATTAACGTTTATACTAAAACACCATCTGGTGCTCCAATAATTATTTCTGGTAATTTCAATGTTGTTGGCGGAACCACTAGCACAATTACTTTACCAGTTCTACCAACTACAACAGCAAGTATAACAGTTACTGACGGTTTCCAAGCACTATATACATACACTACTGCCACTGATTTGATATCTGGGCAGTTCAGCATTGATTGGACAACTAGTCAATTAAATGTCTACGCAAATTACAGTGCTGTCATTGGCTACACAATTATCAGTGTGGGCGGCGGTAGCGGCAACGATGCCGGAGTAGTTGGGTATAATTCCATTACAGTGACAGATGCGTTTGACGCTCAAGTTTATTGTAATTCTCAATTTGGGTCTGTTAACAGCGCATTTGTCACAGTCAATGGAGGGTCAGTACAACCACAAACTACATCAACTGGTTATGGCTATATATTGGGACCTGTGCTGGAAGGTGTTGATAACCGTGCGGCAGTGACCGTTCACAATTTGCCTCCTGGAACAAATACTATACAGGCGTGGTTCTTTACATCTGCCCATAGTTATTTTAATGAAATTGTTGATCAGTTTATATCAATTACAGATGGCGCCGTTGATACCTATGCTCTAAATCCAGCACCAGGAAATGTTGGTCCAGCAGTGGCAAACGTCATTGTCCAACAAAATTCAAAACAATTGGTGGGACCATATGTAAGTTATTACACAGTGACAAATGATAACCTAACATTCAAAATCAATAATAGTAGACCAAGACCAACTGGAGTTTATGCCATTGCCAACAACAGTGTTGAAGTCTATGTCAATGGAATTAAACTAAGCGGTGGATTTGATTTTACCGTGGATAACTTAGCCGACACAATAACTATCAGTTACAGTGGTGTATCAAATGGAGATGTGGTTGCTGTTGTTGATTTGTATCAACAACCAGGTGACAACTATGATTTTAACATTGAGGGATCTAATTTAATACTGGCAAGTCCCACACCTGGAACTACTATTAGGGTCATAACATTTACTGACCAGGATGGTATGTTATTGAGAACAGAACGATTCAAAGGAACTATATCTAATCAATTTAAGATCACTGCTCCGCCCTTGAACACAAATTATTTGTGGTTGTTGTTAAATGGAGTTCCGTTGGTTAACAATGTAGATTATCAAATTTTAAATGACGGTGTGACCATACAGATCAGTGACAAATATCTAATAGGTGTAGCTAACACTATAGTTATAACATACCTTGCCAACCAAACATTGGCATCCACTGTATTGGGTTATAGAATTTTCAATGACATTTTTAACAGAACTTCTTTTAAACGTATATCTGCGCAAAATTCTACATATCTAACGCAGCCTTTACAGTTAACAGATACAGAAATACATGTCAACGATGCCAGTGTATTAACACCTTCTGTACCTTCTAAGAAGATTCCAGGTGTGGTAATAATTGCTGGGGAACGTATTGAATTCTTTGTAATTACTGGAAATGTTCTTAGCCAGTTACGTAGAGCCACTTTGGGAACTAGCCCTAAAACTTATTCAGACATTTACACAGTAGTCATTGACCAAAGTCCAAGTCAAACTATACCATTCAATGAACACATTTATACCCAAACATTGTATACAACTAGCACAACTGCTACATACACAATCTTAACTGCTACCAGTACATCGACTGGGGATGGTATTACTCTTTCTTCTGGAATACCTGCTATGGATCAAATACAGGTATATTATGGCGGATATCAGTTGAATAAAGTGGGTACATATTACCAGGATACAACACGTTCATATGATAGTCCAAAATTTAATATTGCTGGGTTCACTTCTACCGAAGCAGTATTGCCGTCAATCACTGTGATAAACACAGCATACGTTGTTACAAGCACAAATCAAGTTTGGATTTATACCAATTCAATCAGTGCTGATGCTATAAATGGGTATACCTATACTGGGTTGAACTATCTACCACCTGAGTTCAGTATCACTGCTACGCAGATAACCGTTGGGGCTATCGCAGTAGATGTACTTGGTGCCCAACCACCTAATGGTTCAGGGTGGGTGTTGTCTCAAAACACCGCCACTCAGCAGATAGCTGCAGGATGGACATTGATTGATGCTAACGGCGCCAAGTATCCCATTATTTCGGCAGGGCATAACAGTCTATTTAATGGATGGGGATTTGGACTTGCCCAGGCAGCCACCATAGCTTGGCCCTTGACCTTTGTAAGTCCAGTCAGTCAACAAATTACGTTAAATACACTACAAGGAGTAGGGGATAATATCAAATTGGTTATTATTAAGAAAGAATTCTCAGATACCACATTATGGAACAATGGTATTTCATTGTTGGATAGCACAACTGAACAGGCCAAATTTATACAAGCCCGTCCAGCGGTATTGCCAAATAGCTACTATGGCGGTGGTGACCCTGATATAACAATTGAAACAGGATTTGTATTAACAGATCAAAATAATAACCCGATCGAAGGATTATAAAATGCCACAAATTACCACATTACCATTATTGACAACTGCTACAAATGAAACATATTTTGTAGTTGTTGACAATCAAATTACAAAAAGATTTAATTTTGGTAAATTGCCAAACAGTTTTACTGGCTATTCAGGTAGTCAAGGATATGCAGGCAGTACCAGTGTTGGATTTGCTGGTAGTGTTGGACCAGCAGGACCTATAGGATATACTGGAAGTGCAGGAGTAATTGGATATTTTGGTAGTACTGGTTATACAGGCAGTGCTGGATCAAATGGTTTTACTGGCAGTAAAGGTTATACCGGCAGTCAGGGATATACAGGCAGTGTTGGTCCTATTGGGTATAATGGTAGTTTTGGTTTTGTGGGTAGTAGAGGGTATACTGGCAGTGCTGGACAACTGGCAGGACTTTATATTAGCATAGCCGACAGTGGATTGGGCAGTTTTTTAATTAATGGACAGAATACTAATGTAATTAATCTAGCTCGTGGATTTACCTATTACTTTACTGTGAACAGCCCAAGTCATGGATTTTATATTGTAAATCAATATACAGACAACAACAGTTCTCCTTATACTTCAGGAGTTACTAATAATGGAGTTACTGTTGGTACGGTAACATTCAGCGTTCCAATGAACGCGCCTAATAGATTGGCATATCAAACCAATAACTTAGCCAGCATGAATGGTGTAATCAATATCTCTGATGTTGGTATTGGTTTTACAGGTAGTAAAGGCGATCCAGGCGGCTATACAGGTAGCGCTGGTCGTCCGGGTACTGCAGGTGGTTATACAGGCAGTATTGGTACTAGTGGGTATTCTGGTAGTGCTGGACCTATTGGTTATAGCGGCAGTATTGGTAACAAGGGATATACAGGCAGTGTTGGGTCTATTGGTTTTACTGGCTCAGTGAGTACAGTGCCTGGACCACAGGGACCTCCAGGAGGTTACACTGGATCGGCCAGTCAAGTTTCTGGACCACAAGGACCTAGAGGATATTCAGGGTCTATTGGTAATATTGGTAAGACTGGATTTACCGGTAGTGTCAGTGAAGTTCCTGGTCCAACTGGACCACAGGGACCTCCAGGAGGTTACACTGGTTCAGTGGGTGCTCAAGGCCCACAAGGCTATACTGGTAGTTTGGGCTATACTGGTAGTGTTGGTTACACTGGATCGGCCAGTCAAGTTTCTGGACCGCAGGGTTTTAGAGGATTTGCAGGTAGTAAAGGTGATGCTGGCGGTTATACTGGTAGTGTTGGCGCACAAGGCCCACAAGGATATACTGGTAGTTTGGGCTATACTGGTAGTTTGGGCTATAGCGGTAGCATTGGCCCACAAGGATATACTGGATCAGCCAGTAGTGTAAGCGGCCCATTAGGTTATACTGGATCTATTGGATACACTGGCAGTAGGGGTTATACAGGTAGTTTAGGTTACACTGGTAGTGCTAGTACTGCTTCAGGTTATGTGGGTAGTACTGGATTCACTGGTAGTGTTGGCCCAACTGGCCCACAAGGATACGCTGGATCAGCTAGTAGTGTAAGTGGTCCGTTGGGTTATACAGGCAGTGTGGGAGATTTAGGTAGCATAGGTTTTACAGGTTCTGCTAGTAGCGTTAGTGGCCCGCAAGGTCCCAACGGATTCACTGGCAGTAGAGGATTCACTGGTTCAATTGGTGCGGCAAGTGCCATTGGTTATACTGGTTCTATTGGTGCTCAAGGTACTCCAGGCGGATATACAGGTAGTCAAGGCTACACTGGCAGCGCTGGATACTACGGAAGTAACGGCTACTGGGGCAGTGTGGGTTACACAGGCAGTCAAGGCGACATTGGATTCACTGGTAGTCAAGGTATTACAGGGTTCACTGGCAGCCAAGGTTACTCTGGATCAGTGGGCTACACAGGCAGTTTAGGATTGGGTTTCCTTGTTACAACAGCCACAAGCACAGCAACTAATATTGCTCTTGTTTCTCCTGGAACTACATTCAGCTTTACTGCTACTACTATTGCCCAGTCAGCTTATACTACCAGCCAGTCTATAGTATTATTATCTGCCCCAGGCGGGGTAGTGAATCCTAATAATTATATTTCAAGTATTATTACAAGTATTACTGGAACAACTGTAACTACACAAGTTTATTCAGTTTACGGATCAGGAACATACACCAATTGGCAATTTTTATTAAGTGGTGTGGTTGGTAAAAATGGATTTGCTGGTAGTACCGGGTATGCCGGCAGTATTGGCCCACAGGGTTACACAGGGTCAATAGGTGGACTTGGTTATACCGGTAGTCAGGGATACAGCGGGTCACAGGGATATTGGGGATCAGTTGGATATACAGGAAGCCAAGGTATAATTGGATTTAGTGGTAGTTTTGGTACTCAGGGCTTTGCTGGAAGCAAAGGCGATGCTGGAGGATATACCGGATCAGCAAGCACTGTATCTGGTCCACGCGGTTATACAGGATCATCTGGAGCCTATGCTGGTGTAGGATTTACTGGCAGTAAGGGAGATCCTGGTGGTTATACTGGTAGTGCCGGCGCAATAGGCTATAGCGGATCTGGAAGTTTGGGATATACTGGTTCAGCAGGTTATGCTGGTTCGGGCGGATCAGTTTCTAGAGCAACATTTACAACTGCTACCAGTGTTTTAGCTGCAGGAACAACTGCTACAACTATAATACCTGGATATAAATCTTATGTATTATCAAAAGTTGTGACTGATCAGCCAGCATGGGTTAGAATTTACACTGATGCAACTAGTTTGTCCAATGATAGCACTAGATTGTCAACTGTTGATCCTACAGCAGGATCTGGTATTATTGCTGATGTTATTACAACGTCTGGATCTTTGACTCAATTAATTACACCTGGAGTTGTTGGATTCAACAATGACACTGTGACAACCAACACAGTCTATCTAGCAATTACAAATAACTCAGTAAGTTCAGCGGCAGTTAATGTAACATTGACACTATTAGGATTAGAGCAATAATGTCTGATGAACAAATAGTTGCCCAGCTAGCAGATTTGACAATAACGCCAATTGATGAATTAGCGCAGGCCAATACGGGGTATTATTCTAGTGGTAACTATGTTTACCTTACTGCTCCTCAAATTGCCACAGCCTATAATATGCCTTATCACTCTGGAGCTGGTATCAACGTTGGGATTATTAGTTTTGGGGGAACTTTCCTTCAAAGTGATCTTAACTCAACTTTTTCATCTTACAAAAACAGGGGACTTCTTCCAGCATCTGTGTCTGCTCCAACTATAACGCAGGTATTGTTAAACGGCGCAACTGGTACTAGTAATAGTAATGCTGACGGTGAAAATATATTGGATATTACTTGTGTTGCCACATTGGTACCCCAAGCCAATATTACCATTTATATCAACACAAGTAGCGCCACAGTAGGCAATGTTCGAAGCACTATTGCTAGAGCTGTTTCTGATGGTTGTGATGTAATCTCAATGAGTTGGACATTTGATGAATCTAATGGAGATTTTTTATCATCACAACTACAATCGGCTAATTCAAACAATATTGCTTTTGTAAATAGTTCTGGAGACCTTGGGTCTGATTCGGGCGGTGTATTGGCAGTTAACTATCCGCCATCTAGTCCTTACATGATTGCTGTTGGGGGGACTCATCTTACCATAAACACGGGAACCAATACTCGTTTAACAGAAACAACTGAACAAGATGATCCTACTTTTGGCGGTACTTTTGGTAGTGGCGGCGGATTCAGTTCATTATTTTCAGCACCCAGCTGGCAAAGTGGTTTACAATATCAAACATACAACAGCTCGACACGTGTTACTGGGGCATTGACATCTGTAACTTCAAGAGGAATTCCAGATATTTCTGGACCAATGGCCAATGCTTATGCATTTTACAGCGGTGGTACACTTAGCGGCGTTGGTGGTACTAGCGCATCTACACCAGTTATGGCGGGGTTATTAGCTAGGATCAAGGCACTGACTGGAAAATCTTTGGGATCAGTGGCGTATAATCAAATATTTTATGCCAATCCAAACGCATTTTATGACATAACCACGGGTACAAATGCTACAGCAATAGCTCAAGGTTATGCTTCTAGGGTTGGTTGGGATCCTGTGACAGGCATGGGAGCACCAAACGGCTATTCTCTATTAAGTCTTATTCAAGGTTTACGATCAAATCAAGGTATGACATTTCCAAGACAGGTTAGCATTAGACCCAGTCAGGGACAAACATTTCCAAGATCTACTACACGATTTACACACTAAGAAAATACTTGGATAAATATCATATGAAACAGAGCTCAACAATGACAAATCACCCACAACATCAACCTAATGAACAGGGAAATATGCGAGTACAAGGACATATTAAGATATTTGACCCTAATACTAAAGAAGTGTTCATTGATAAAAAGAACGCAATCCACTACGAAAATTTTAGCCTTGCTATGGCACAGAGTTTGAGCAATCAAGGCTACGGAACCATTTATGAAATGGCATTTGGCAATGGCGGCACGCGAGTTGACGATACTGGTGTTATTACATATTTGACTCCAAATACTATTGGAACAAGTGCTAGTTTATACAATCAAACCTATTACAAGACTGTAGACGCTCAACAAAATACAGATTTAAATCCCACAAACAATTACATGCAGGTTCGTCATATTACTGGAACTGCTTATAGTGATATTTTGGTAAGTTGTTTACTGGATTTTGGTGAACCCAATGGTCAAACAGCATTTGACAATGCCACTGATTCTAATGGAACTTATGTTTTTGACGAGTTGGGCCTATTAAGTTACAGTCCAAACGGCCCTGGAATGGGTATGCTACTAACACATGTGATATTCCATCCTGTACAAAAGTCATTAAACAGAATGATTCAGGTTGATTATACAGTTAGGGTTCAAAGTCTCAGCAATAGCGGGAATTAATTATGCCATATACACTTAATTTTTCAGATCCGGCAAAAATTACTGCTGTTACGGTACCAGATATGCCTCCTGGTGTTAACACAGTTGACACCAGTTTGTCTTTGGTTGGAAAAGGGTATCCAAATTTTGGGCAGGCAATTGATCAGAACTTCCTAAGTCTTATAGAAAACTTTTCTAGTCCACTACCGCCTAAAAATCCTGTTGAGGGGCAGTTGTGGTATGATACAAGTAACCCTACTAATAAAGTATTGCGAGTAATGGACGGCACAGCTGGAGCAGTTAACTGGGCCAGTGCAAATGGAATTTATCAACAAGCCACCGATCCTTCATTAACTACCACATTGAAATCGGGAGATATTTGGGTTAATACGCAAATAAGTCAGCTTAACATTTATAATGCTGGCAGTTGGATAGCAGTTGGTAATGCGGGTACGGGTGAACTTAACGGGCCTGTTAATGAAACAGTAGTGGATACAACTGGTACTCATCATCAAATTACTTCTACGTATGTTAATGGTAATAGAGTAACTGTATTATCAAATGATACGTTTATACCAAATCCAATACTTTCTGGATTTACAGCCATATACCCAGGGGTAAATGCTGTCTTAGGATCTTTTTTTAACGGTATATCAGTTAGCGCAGCCAATTTAACTGTCAACAATGCCTTATACAGTGCTGGCAGCTTTCTAAGAAAAAATGATAATTCAGTAAACGGGCAAGTAATTACAGGCAGATTGGCGTTCTCTACACCAAATGCCAACAATCAATCTGGTTCACAAGGACGTGATGGTATAGTTATCAATGTGGCTGGGACTAGTAACAGCAACTATATTCAGTTATACAAATATGTTAACGATGCTGTATTGCTAAACAATACACCCGGTGGCAACATTATCTTTAAAACATCCAATGCTACCAGCAGTTTACCAAATAGCACTCTTGTGGTCGCTGATGGTGTGGTCACAATTAATACTACCACCTCCATTACTGATCCTAGTTTAATAGTTAATGGATCAGCCAGTGTATCAAACAATTTAAATGTGGGTGGAAATATATCGGCAGTGGGAAATGTCAGTGCTTCTGGCAATCTAAATATTGGCGCTGTTTCAGTATTTGGTGATGATATTACAGTCAACGGTCAAATTTATGTAAATTGGCTAGATGGTAATGGTAGTCCAAAAGCTGGATCCGGTATTTTGCCATCAACAAATAACATCTATGATATAGGATCTGCTGGTGCCCAATTTAATAGGATCTATGCTAGGGCCATTGGTACTACCAGCACACAGGTATTTGGAATATTTAACGGTCCTGCTACTTCATTAACTTACGGTAGTAATTTTAAAATACAAGGTCAAATTACAGCAACTAATGTTGTATTTTATGGCAACGGCTCAACGGCCACATTTAATACAACATTGACTGCCAGTGCTATTACAGCACAACATACTGCTACCTACACATCGGGTAACATGACATTGATGGTTGTCGATACATCAACCAATGCCAGTTATACCGGGCCTCAACAAGTTAGTATAAATCAGTTGACGGCTGGTTTTCACAAACCAGGAATGATAATCATGAATGGCAGTAGTATCCCGCCAGCAGGATGGTTATTATGTGACGGATCAAGTTATGCTATATCATTATATCCTAATTTGGCTGCGGCGCTTCAATATCAGGGCGGCGGCAATTTTATCTACGGTGGTGTAATTCCCAACTTCAATGTACCTGATCTAAGAACGGCAACACCAGTATACAAAGTACCGGGTACTGAGTCAAGCTACGTAAACTATATAATAAAATACTAAAATGGCATATACAATTTTAAATTCAGACGGAACAACGCTACTGTTATTGACAGATAATTCAGTGGATCAAGTTACAACCAGCCTTTCTTTGGTTGGAAAAAATATTAGTAATTACGGTGAGTATATTAATAATAATTTTATAAAATTACTTGAAAGTTTTTCCAGTACGTACGGTAATCCTCCAGTAAATCCAGTAACTGGTCAGCTTTGGTACAATACCACTGCTCAGAGGCTGTATGTTTATGACAACGGATTCAACCCAGTCAGTGGAGCCATTGTGTCGGGGACACAACCGGGTATTTTAAATTCTGGAGCTTTTTGGTGGGACAGCACAAATAACCAATTAAAGTTATATAATAACAATGCTCTATACACTGTTGGTCCTATTTTTCCACAATCTGTAGGTAGCAATGGATGGGTACTACCTGCCACTACATTGCTAGATGCTACTACATTGGCAACACAGCAGGTTACTTTATTAAACAATTATGGAACTACGGTTGGGGTAGTTAGCAATTCTAATTTTTCAATGACCACGGCAGCTGCTCAAACATATTTTAGCACCAGTACTGCTACAGTGGTAGCTGGATTAACTATTAATGGTGGTTTTAAAGCAACGGGGCAGGTATTCAACAGATATCTTTCAGCATCTGTCAGTATTGATTCTTTAGATCCTTCAGTATTAACAACCAGCGATTATCACAATGTATCACTGTATGCGTCTTATCAATTACAAAATCGAGCCATTACCAGTGTGTTGTCATTGATGTATCCTGTAACTGCCTCCACATCTACAAATGAAGTTGGAGTTCCTTTAGGGTCCGAAGCTAGAGTTATTTGCCAATTTAGTAAATCAGGATCAGCTGGCATCAGTGGAGTTGGTACTCAGGTTAGAAGATTTCAGATTCAAAATAATGCCTTACAGGGAGTCAGTTGGCAACCTGTTGAAATTTATTCTACTGGAACAAAATACTACAGTGTAATAACAACTTCCACAGTCAATATTATAATGTAAGGAACCCCAATGCCATATCAAATTTTAAAATCTGACGGAACTATCTTAACTGAAATTGCCGATGGTACTATAGATAATATATCAACCAGTATCTCTCTTATTGGTAAAAATGTTGTTGGTTTTGGACAACCTCAAAATTCTGATTTTGTTCACATGTTGGAAAACTTTGCATATGGAGTCCCCCCAGTTAATCCGTTGGTTGGACAGCTTTGGTTTGACACAGTAACCAATGCGCTACACGTTTACAATAATGGCTGGCAAACTTTGGGATCTATCACTTATGATTCAGTTTCTCCAGTAGTAGCAGTTCAGGGCAATCTTTGGTTTGATACAGGTAGTAACATTTTAAAAATCAATACAGGTACAGGATTTATCAATATTGGGCCAGAGGCAGTTTCTGGATTCTCTACAACAAAATTCAGTTCAGTATCTTTGGTAGACACTAATAATACTACTCACGCAGTTATTGAATGTATAGTAAATGGTGAAGTTATTGCCATTATAAGTCGTGATGCTTTTGACATATCTTACATAAATGCTGTAGACGGTTTCCCTTCAGTGAATAGGGGCATTACACTTAAAAATTATACCAGTAGTGATGTGGAATTATTTGGTTATTCTAAGAAAAGCATATCCTCGAATGCGTTATTGGATGAAGGACAGACAGTGTATCTTACAGCATCGTCCACATCGGCCGGCGC